ATCATCACTCTTAAAACCCTTAACCTTAATGAGCATAGATAATCTTTTCAATGCACGCAAAACAGCCATTGAATACACCGATGAGCAGAGACAAGCATTACTTAAAATACATAAATTCCTTGAGTCTAAAGATCGTTTCTTTTTACTTGCAGGATATTCAGGTTGCGGTAAAACAACTTTAGCCGAAAACATTGCCAATTACAAAAATGCCACTCTACTTGCACCAACTAATGCAGCAGTCAACAGACTTAGAGAAAAAATAGATAACCCTAATTTAGATTACTCTACTATACATTCTGCATTATTCAAAGCAACTGATAAAGCCAAAGGAGTTTCATTTACTGAAGGAGGCGAACTCAGAAGATTTGGAGTTTACATTATTGACGAATGCTCTATGATTGATCAATACATATTGGAAGTACTTATTAAAAAATGTACAGAAAAAGAATGTAAAATGATTTTTATGGGCGATAGCTTTCAATTAGAACCTGTAGGCCGTAATCCTAATATATTTAATTGGGACAAAGCATACTCTTCAATATTTTTAGAACATAATAAGTATGAGTTAACTGAAGTCAAAAGATATGATGGAACACTGCTTAATATCGCTACGCAAATTAGAACAAACAAAAAAAGCGTTTTTAAGCAACCAGAAGATTCTGACCTCACCATTGTATCAAAATTTGGTTCAAGTCTTGTAGAAGACATGGAAAGCAACAATGATTACGTTGTACTAACATCTACAAACAAACGTAGAATTGCATATAACACAAAAATTAGAGAATTCCTGCTTAAAGATGAACCTGATTTTAATCCTAATACAATATATAACCAGGAAGTTCTAGTATCTGTAGCCAATTCTGGCGGATATTCTAATGGAGAAATTTACAAAGCTATAAACCCTATACATAGATTTAGTTTTTCAATTACTATAGAAAACAGAAAAGGAGAAAATATGAGTTACATGGCTCATGTGTATGACATTAATAGATCATTACATTTAATTGTTCCTAATTTGTTAGAAGCATCCTTGCACGGAAAACAAATACTAGATTCTATAGAAATGCTTGACAATATTTCTTATAGCCAAAAGAAATCACTTATTATGACATTTGGCAGATATGGAAAAAAACAAAAATATTTTAATAAAAATATTACCATATCTACATTTGGCTATGCAATTAGTTGTCATAAAGCACAAGGTCAAGAATGGGACAATGTATATATTGATGCATTTTTTCTTATGCCTAACTGGCACAAAGCAAAATGGTTTTATACAGCTATCACAAGAGCAAAAAATAAAGTAGAAATTACTAATAACAAATATTTAAAAATAGAATAATGCCAAATCACGTTTATAGTTCAATACAAATTGACACAGATGATGAAAATTTAATAAACCTGTTACATGAAATTAAAAAAACAGGTATATGTACTTATTTTAGACCAAGACCTAAGAAATTAGGTCTATATTCTTCACCACCTAAAATTGTTAAACCATCTGAATATCTAATGGCTGTAGAAAATGTCATTCTATATCCAAAACAACATGTTAGTTTACCAATGACTCAAGAAATCCAAGATAAACTTATCAAAAAACACGGATCAACTAATTGGTACGATTGGTCAATAAGTAACTGGGGGACTAAATGGGGATCTTATGATGAACAATTTAATGAAGACGGTACTTATGACTATGTTTCAGCTTGGAGTCCTGTAGATTCTGAAATAATTTTACAATTTGCAAAACTTATACCTGATTTTACATACCAATGGGTAGAAGAACAAGGATTTGGAGCTGAATATACATTTGAAAATGGAGAACTAGTACATGAATGGAGTTTTGATTATCCTGAATGGATAGAGGCTGAAGAAGCTATATTTAAAGATGAGGAAGTAACAATTCTCACAAACAGTTATAAAAACCTTGACGGTGAATTTAAAGCAGGTTATTACTATGCTTTTGACCTTAATGAATTTTTAGGAGAAACTGCAGAAGAAGCAAATAAATGTTTAACATCATAAAATTATAAATAAAATGAATGAAAAAGAAAAAGAATTAATAAACGAATTGCTAAAAGCAATAGAAAAAAATTCAACCGGATTATGGGTTGATGATTTGTCAGAAACTGTAGATTGTGTAATTTTAAACACTGAAGATATTGCAGAAGGAGATGAAGATGAAAGAGCAAAAAATGAACCAACTTATTATACTGGAATAAGTTATGCTATTGGTAACTTAACAAAGTATATGAATAAAGTTAAAGAAAATAATATAGTTCAAGCAAAACAAACATTAAAAGCTAATGGCTATATTGTTGACAATTTATGGCAAACTTGTGATATTAAGCAGAACTACATTTGTGATGATTCTACAGCCGAATATATTGTTTCTAAAGCCGTATGTTCAGAACAAATTACAAGTGCAACTTTTGAAATAATAGATGAGTATGCTCAAGATGAAAAATTAAAAAGAGTAGATGATGAAAATTAAATTAGATAAAACAAAAGAGAGAGATGGTAAAACATATCATCTTTCTCTAATTACAGAAGACTGGTATTTTTATAGTGATTATAAAAACAATATACCAAAATCTAATACATTAGGTTTTGATAAAAACACTGATGAAGAAGTAGCTCCAGAACACGCTTATTTTGGACTATATATGCACCTACCAGATGATAAACATGTCTGGATAAGTGATGAACTAAAATCAATTTATAAAAAAATGAAAAAATAATTTATGGAAATAGAATTAATAAATTCAATGGGAAGGTATACTCAAAAAAGCAATACCTTTTTATATCCACTATTAAATTTAACAGTAAATCCAATAGAAACATATCTAAAATTTGACGATATTGATTTATCTGATGAGCGATTTTTAATTGCATTATATTGGACGGAAGATAAAAATTACCTTAAACACAAATTAGATATATTAAACAACAAATATTTTGATAATATATTTTTTGACGATGTTTTTGCTATAGTAATTTTTAATATGTATTCACTTAGAAATGAATATGATAAAATTATAAAAGGTGAATATTCCAAAGTATCTAAAAATTGCAAAGCTATTGTTGCTGATCAAACTACAGATCCTGTTATAATTAAATGCATGAATCCAAATAATAATTATAAAGAATTTGCAAAAGCTTTAGGAGTAGAATCAGAAATGTTAAAAGGAAAAGAACTATTATCACCACCTCAAGATAAAGCAGAAGTTTTAAATGTTAATAAAACAATAAAACAAGAAATAATAGATACTTATCTGTGAAAAACGTGAAAATCTAATGTAAAAATTCCTAAAAAAATTCTGTATGTAGATATAGGCTCATTATCTGATGGGCCTATATATTCCCAACCTAATGCAAATCTGTCATGAGGCCATGTTGTAATTAATTCTAATTGCCAATTCATTTTTTAATATTTTTCCAAAAACGCTTTGGCATCTTCTTCTGTTAGACCATATGTATCCTTTATTTCTTCTGGTGATGATTGAACTAAACGATCAACATTAGGTAAGTCAGGAATTTGTTTTATTCCCCAATCAAAGATCCCTTCTCTAAAATATCTTTTTTCTCTTTTAATAACATCTTGAGGATATAATAAATCTCCTTTAACTCCAACCAATCTACCAAAAATATTCCAAATCTTATATCTATCTTCTTCTTGCCAAACATATGGGCCTGGAGCTTTTTTAACAATTCCATCTTCATCGTTAGTAGTTATATTTCTAACCTCATCTATTAAAGCAAAAATCTCTTTAACCGCACCTCCATCTGCTAAAGGAGATTGTAGAGTAGCTATAGAACCAGCAGTAAAGAAAGCTTGTTCTGGATTAAATGTTCTTTCTTCATTTTCAACTCTTAAAATTATTCTAAGAGCTTGTAGTTTAAAATAATTTTCCCAACTAAAAGCAGCTCCATTATTTACTGTATACTGCTTTGAAACAAAAGGATTATCTTCACCCAAAGCACTTGTAGATGCTTTTAATACACTATTCATATTATAAAAAGAATCTTCATCAGGATTCCAAGCAATACTAAAATCCTCATCATCACTATCCTGAAAGTAAATCATCATTTGTAATTGACGTAGTAAATATTGAACTAATACTGTAGCCAATACATTTAAAAAACCTTTTCTAGTTTGCCACGACATTTTTTTAGGATTATAAGTACCATTCCACAATTCATTAATACCTGTAAATAAAGACAGGTAAGTACCAATTTCTGCTTGCTTAGATGCTAAATTAAGTCTGCGATTTCCCCATTTACCTTTTTTTGTTCTTATTTGATATTTATCTAAAGCCATCCCTGGAAAAAACTTTACTAAAAATAAAACAAATTTACCTAAAACTGTACGATAAGCTTCCGGTTCAGTGTACTCTGAAGCAACACCAATATTTTTTTGTAAAAAAGTTTGATGAGCATTTGTTATATCTGTTAATTTACTACCTAATTTAATTTTACCTTTCTCATCATAACTTATAGATAACTCAGCAGGAACACCTTCCTTTGTATAAATTTTACCATCTCTTAACTCTACAGCATCAGCCAAAGAAACACTTCTACCATCTAATTCAAAACGAGCATGTTCAAGCATAGCTAAAAATTGATGAACAACAGTTGAATCATTTAAATAACGTCTATCAGCATAAAAGAAAGAACCTTCTGCTACAGATGTACCAACTGTTCTACCTGCTCTACCACCTATTTCTTTTTTAAGTCCTGACGGCAATGCTCCAGCAACATCTAATAATTGTAATACAGCACTAGGTACTTCATTTGAATATTGTTTAGCAATCATTTCTTTAATCACCATTAAACTTTTTGCTCTGGTAACAGCTAAATCTTTTGTGTTATACCATCTACCTTCAGTAGATTTTTTCCAAGTCATTAATTTACCACCAAAATAATTAGTCAAAGATTTAACAGGATCTAAAGCAAAAGACATAAATGCCATTTTTTGCGCTGCTATTCCAATTAGTTTAGATACTCTTAACTCAACCTTACCTAAACCTTCGTCTTGTTGATCAGAAAAAGTTTTTATACTTTGACCTTTTAAATGTTTACTAATTAATGATTGAACTTGCTTTGCTCTTTTTGAAGCCTTTGATTTTCTTTCTGTTAATAAAGATTGATTTTTTGCAATTTTTTTAACTTCTAATTCAGCTAAAATATTACCTTCTTCAGTTGTTGACATTACCTCCAAAGTATTTTTTAATAAATTACTTACAGAATTAACATCGCGCATTGCTTTAAACTGCTCTACAGAATAAGCGTGATCCATTACAGATTCAATTATATTAGTACTAACATCTAAAAGAGGTAATTTAAAACTACCTGATATAGGCCTAGAGAATGAGTTGTAAATAGATTTATCTGCTGTAGATCCTGTATAAAATCCTATTTCATAATCATCCACTGCTTGATACCAAGTATCTCGTAATCTTAATTTTTTTCTGTTCCACCAATTTCTATCGTAAACTTCTAAAGCTCCTTTTCTATATCTTGGATAACTCAAAAATAATCTTTGAGAATTGTCTAATAATTTTTGATTATTTAAATGAGCTTTTTTTACATGATCCAATAAATTCCATTTAGCCCGATCTTCATTAAACATTGCTTTATAAGAAGCATCAATGTACTTATTAGTTTTTGCAAAGTTAGGTTGATTAGGATTGTAATCTTTAGGGAGCCACTTTCCTCTATTATCTCTATTAGCTAATATTAAATTACCACTTTCATCTACATAATCTTCAAGAATTTTTGGTGTTTGATATTGCTCTTTTACTAATCGTCTTTGATAAGCTCTTGTAGGAATTCTTGGTACTCCATCAACTTCAATAAACCCTCTTTCACTAAATTGCTTAGGCATTCCTACTGCTGCTTTAGCTTCGTACTCACTAATATCACTTGGATTGCTATATGACCAAACTGGAGTAGATCTATAAATTGTTTCTGTTGATGCATAACGTCCTGTTGTATCATACTCGTCAATCTCTTCAGTATAATGATTTCTATCAAACCATTCTGCAAATTCAGGATTAGCTTCTTTTAAACGCTCTATTAATTTTATATTTTTGGTAGTATCAAAAAGTTCATTAGCAATAGGCATATCCCCATCTAAAATATCTACAGCTCTTTGCGAATCAGCAAATATTTTTTTACTTTCCGGATTAGATGTTACAAATTTAGTAAAAGTTTCAATGTAAGTTTGTGTTAAACCAGAACTAGTCATTTTAGATAAATATTCATTTACTTTTCTTAAAGTAAGAACATCAGTTTTAGTTATACCAAATCTTAATAAAGTTGCTTCAGCTACATCCCAAAACCTTTGATGAAAAATTCGATCTTCATTTGATAAATATTTACCTTGATTATTCATATAGAAATTATCAATATTTCTATATCGGCTTAAATCCGCTTTAGTTACACCACTAGCTAAAAGCCATTTATCTTTCATATCTGCAATCTCTTGCATTATTTTTTGAATTTCTTTTTGGGCTTTAGCGTTTATTTTATTTCCATCATACTGATTAAAATCATCACGAGTACCTTTTATAATAGCAAAAACTTTTTCATATAAAGGACCTACATCTAAATCTTCATTATTTGCTGCTTGTAATTCAGCTAATATTTCACTACGCTTTTCAATTAATTGTGTTCTAACATCGTAATAACTTTGCTTTACTGAAACTGTAGTATTTAACAATAACCATTCTTTAACTTTTTCATCATAAGCATCAGTATTTTCTTTAAGACCAGCATTTTTAAGTCCAAGTTTAAATAAATCAAACGTGTCATTAAACAAACCTTCTTTCTCTTCCCATTCGTAAAATTCTTGAATTTCATTCCTGTATTCAATTAACCTTTCAGCTATAGCTAAAGCTTTACCTGTTTTAGTCTTACCATTTTCATCATAAATATTAGATAGATTTGCATACTCAGTCCATAATAAATCTAACGCTGCTGATTTTTGTCTTAAATCTCCTGCTAATGTTATATTATCTTCTACTTGACGCATCCGTCTAAAAATATCATTTTGAGCAGCTCTAGCTTCTGTTCCTAACTCATCATATAAATATTTTTTTTGAACTTCATAATAGCGAGGATCATAATCCCGATTCATATAATCAGTTAAAAATTCTTCTAGTTCTTTTTGTGCATCGTTATAAGCTTTTTCTGTTTCCTCAGTTTGTCTAAAATTAAAATCTTTTTTAGCTTCTAAAACCGCTTGTGTTAAAGTATTTAAATCAAACTCATAATCTTTAAAATTGCTTTTAAATCTATATTCTAAATATTCAATTACTTTGCCATCCTCATCTAATTCAAAAGATTTGTTAATAGTACTAAGATCTTTACCCATAGCCCCTTCACTAGCAAATCTTGATTTTACATCTCCATAACCAGCGTCTTTCATTAATTTATCTAAACCATTATACAATTCAGATCTTCTTGCATTCGCATTACCATCTATTGTATTAAAAGTTTTTTGTAGATAAGTTGCAAATCCACCTACTATTAAATCTTGACTATTTAAATAAGACTCCATTAAACCATTTAAAACACCAGCATCGGGTAATAGTCCAGCAGCATAAGCTTTTAATTGATCTTTACTGATATCATGTCCATCATAAGACTTTAATCTTAATTGAGACAATTCTTCAGTTTCTTTCCTAGAAATTGTTGATTTAGAAATAGATTCAAGTTCAAGTAACCTAAACTTCTCCTCTACAGTAATGCCGTAATATTCTAAATGTAATTTATTATACATTTTTAAATTATTAGAATCTTTAGCCGATTGCATCTGATCTAAAAAATCTTGTTTAATAGGCTCCATTTGCTCAGTTAAAGTATCATAAAGTACATCTATAACTTTATCAGAAGATAACCTATTTGCTATTCGCTGAGCTTTATATAATTTTTCTTCCAACTCATTTAATGCACTGTTCCATTGAGAAGAGTTTAACAAAGAACCTTTTTTCCAAGTTTCTATTTGTTGTTTCCAAACTTCAACAAATTGCATTATTGCAAAAACTTGATCAAACTCATCTGTATCAAAATTTTCAATCTTTTCTAACTCTTCTAATTTACTAATGTATTTATCTGCAACTTGTTGTGTTATAAAAATAGAATCAGAAAATGCTTTTATTCTTTGTACAAACTCTAAAGCATCTTTTTCTAATCTAGTATCGCCTTCTACTTTAAGTTTATCCAAAGGCATAACTAATTGTCTATTGCCAATAGTAACAATATTTTGCATTAAACCTTCTACCTTTTGAAGTAAACCTTCTCGGTTAGTATCAGCTAAATCTTTTTCTATTTTTTTAAAAATATCATTTTCTAATTGAAACCTAGATAACTGGTTAGCCGTTATTTGATAAAACTGGTTCATCATAACTTGAGTTTTTTCAGAAGCATTTTTCTGTAACTCTTCTTGCATTTTTGTATAATCTGTTTCAAACATTGTAAACAGATTTTTTTCTAAAAACTCTTGATTTAAAACAAACTCTTTACCATAATTAATCATCTCTACAAATTGAGATAAAGTAGTCTTGTCATTTAATTTAGAAATATTTATTTTTTTACCAAACTGCCCTCTTAAAAATTGCTTTATAGCAAAGAAGATCTTTTGTATCCAATTTTTAACTTTAGGTTCTTCTGTAATATTTGTATCACCATTGATTGCTTCTAAAGCCTGAACAATTGCCTCTTCCATATACTCAGCAGTTCCTGGCGTATAATAACTGTCTTGATTTAAATTGGTAATTATTGTTTGTCCAATCTCAGTTTTAACTAACTCTTCAAAAAGACTATTGAATAATTTAGGATTATCTTGAGATAAAGATTTAATAACAGGATGAGCAAACTCATGAAAAACACTACTTGCGCTTAAAGAACCTTTTGCTAAATATACCTTACCTCCTCTATAAAAGTTTTTTCTAAACGGCTCATTGGGAAATAACGCTGCCATATCTTCATCACTAATGATTTCATAAGGTATGTTTAATTTTTTGGAAAGAGCTTCCGCTAAATTTAAAGCAACCGTTTGATTATCTTGCTCAACAATTGTATTAAAATTATCTTTTACAAACTTTAAATAATCTTCCGGTGTTTCTAAAGAAGGCTGTTTTCCAAAGTCTACCATCATATCTGCCATAGTTTCAAAACTCTCTTCAATCCGGGCATTAATTTTTTCTTGAATAACAGATGATGGACGAACAATTTTATTGTTTTCAAAATAGTCACGAAATGCTTCCTGCTCTCCTATAGCATTAGCTACTTGATTAAACTTTTCTAACTGTAGGGAATCAGTAGGTTTTCCATTCTTTTTAATTAGTTCTAGTAAAACATAATTGTCAATTTCAACAACATCTGTTTTTTTATAATTCCAATTATCAGACTCTACAGAAAAATCTAATTTAGATTTAGAAAGTTCTGTTTCTTTCAAAACCATTTCTTCATTATTAAAATTTTCATTTAATAAATCACCATATTTTTCATTGTATATGATCTCAGCCAATAAAGGATTAGGTTCAGTTTCTAATATTTTTTTAAACTCAGGACTATTTGGATTTACACACGCCATTAGTAACATTTTTTTAAGTGTTCAACAATTTGATCATTAGATTTTTTTGGATTTGCTAATGCTTCCTCAATATACTTTAAAGCATTAACAACTTTAAATTTCTTAGCAAAGTTATCTAAAATACTTTGTTTTTTAGATTCATCAAGCAAACCAAATTTAAAAAGATCGGCATACTCTTTTACAGAAGCTGCGGAACCCTCAACAATATTCACATCTGTTTTTTGATTAATATAATAATCTAAAACAGTAGCGTGAGAAGGCATCCCAATATCTTTATAATATTCTATTTTCATACCTTTTAGTTCGCCAGATTCAAAAGCATCTAGTAATGCTTTTCTATAAGGCTGCTCTAATTCAGTAAACATAGTACCTTCTAACCATCCAATAAATTCTTTTGTTGCCTGTCCTACAGGTTTACCTTCTGCAGAAATAGGATTACCAATAGAATTATATTCATTAAAAGAACCTAATAAATTAGCTTTAGATGCACGGTACGCTTTTATAACAGACTTATCTTTCATATTATTCCAGATGTTCTCTACAATCTCTACATTTTCAGAAGCCGTTTCAAAACCTAACTTATCATATATATCTTCTATAGTTTCTTTTTTTACTTCAACTACAGGAGATTGCTTTTGAGCTTGATTCCTTAAATTCATAAATACTTGCTCTACTAAAGAATCAAATAAAGAAGTTGAACTTTTACCTAGAGTTAATAGACCAGCAGAAGAATTTTTTAACTCATACCGTAGTTTGGCTTCATAACTTATTTTTCCTTTTGTTAACAAACTTTCGCTTCTTATAGCATCTACTATCATCGTGTAAACCACTTCGTATCCTGTTTTCTCTTTTAAACCTGAAGATAACTTTTCGAATTTTTTTGGTTGTTTCCTAGCCAAACCTCTATCTACACCATTAGTTAAAACAACTTCATATACTTTATCTAATAGTTCATTATATACAGAATTATTAGTTAAATACATTGTTTGCTCTGTAGGCTTATAAAAATCATGAACCACATCTTTCAAATTTTCGCTTTTTACCATTTCAAAATAAACTCCAGCTTTTGTATATTGCCTAACCGCAACGTAGCCGTTATTTTCTAAATATTGTTTAGCTAAAGCATCTATTCCAGAGTAGTTACCAACTATAAAAGTTTCAACTCCCGCCTTCATAGCTTTATCTATCATTTTTTGATGATATGAATTAAAAGTGTTTTTAATTTTTTCAAGGTATATTTTAGCACCATTTGTTTCATTATTGTAAGCACGCTCAACCATTCCTGATCCAAATATCCAAACTACATCTTTACTTGTAAACTGTTTTTTCCTAGAACTTTTATCAGCCAATACATTCCTTTTTCCAAACTCGTCTTGTTTTAAAACAGATACATATGCTTCAGAAGTTGATTCATAAACTGGATTTAAAGCTTTTGTAGACGCTCCTATGGCTTTACTAGAACGATTAGCCATAGCTTCATCCTTAACTGTGTTTAAACCTTTTAAAACAGAAGATCTTTCAATAGATAAACCTTGTCCAATTTCTTTACGTTGAGCAATTAAATTTGGTAGTTCACCAGTATTATCAATTCCAATTATTTTTAAAGCATTATCGAATTCTTCTTGAGTAAGAAGGTCAGGTTGTATCAATTCAGGAATTAACATTTTTTCATTAACAATAATTAAATTTGCTCCTTTACTTACTTTCATTACTTCCTCAACACTAAGCCTTCCACTTATCATAGTATCAAGTATTATGTCAGCATTAATTAAATAACCTCCTTCAGTTCTCTGAATTGACCATGCCTCTTCATAAGACTTTGCTACAGTAATTAAATTTTTACCTCTTTTTAGTGTTACTTTTTTTGCTTTAGAAAACTGTAAATTGTTTATAGTATAGTTATGACCTCTTACTTTTTGCGCTTTTTTACTTAAAGCGTCATTAAATAATTGAGCAAATTGATCTATAATTTGACCATCAATTTCTTCCCTAGAAACATTATTTTTTATTAATGTATTTACATCATCTAAAACACCATTAATATATTTTATTCCTATAGACTGATCAATAATTTTTTCTAGCTTAGTTTGATCTGTTAATTTAGTCAATGCATATTTTGATTTTACACTTAAACCTGTTTGCATTATTGCAATGTGATCAAACTTTCCAAAAAATTCTTTAACTTCAGGATGAGGACTGTTTTTTAAGTTCGCAATATTTTCTCTATAAACTTGAGCCATTTGAGCATCTTGAATTTGAGAAAGATACATATTCATTTTTTTAAGAGGTTCGTTGTAATCATATTTAATATCTCTAAAAAAAGCATAATTGTCAAGCTCGGTTTTATATTTAGAATGGATATTTTTTAAAATATTAGCAACACCTGAACCAAAATTAAACATTGCCTCAGGATTACTTGTATTATAAAGAGCCGCTTTAGTTAAAATCATTGTTTTCCCTGTAGTTTCACCTTTATCTAAATAACTATTGCTTGTATTATCAAATATTCCAAAAGTTTCTAAAAATTCTTCTTTTGTCATATCTTTAGAAACTTCTTGTAAATTAGACATCTCTATATAAAATTTAACAAAATCTTTAGGTTTGCTTATGTTAAAAAATTGCATTGCCGGAGCATTTTCTAAAGAACCAAATAAATTAACTACAGCTTGCGTAGACCATGTAACAACTCCGGTTTCTTTATTAATTTCTATTTCTTTTAAGCCACCTTCTTCCTTTAAAGTGTAAGTCACACCTGGTAAAGATGTTTTATTATCTACAATGCTTGTACCTGAGGTTGTATAAGAATCACCAGCATAAACGGCATTTTGATATAAAAACCAAATAAAGTCATCTTTAAATTGAGTTAATATTTTAGCCTTATCCATTCCTTTAGGAACGGTTATTCCTAATGATTTTAATATTAGTGCTGGATTATTTTTAACACCAAAATATTTAGAAAATAAATCAACAATAAATTTATCATTATCAAATTTGCCAATAGGTGAATTTTTAACTCCTTCAAAAAATGAATTAGGTATAATTTTTTTATTAGCAGGTTTAGATTTAAATTCTTTTATTTTTTCTTGTCTATTTTGAGCTTCAGAAATAGAACTTATTTTTTGTGTATCAAACTTTTGTAATTGAGTAAATGTGTTTAAGTCTTCTGCCATTTCTTTAGCAGCTAAAAACGTAGCTAATAATTCGATATCTCTAAAATCTATTTCTCTGTTTTTAAGACTTATTCTGTTTTCTAATTCTCCTTCATTAAATTCTTTAGATTTATTTACAATTAAATTTTGTGAATATTTTGAATAGCCCGCATTTTCTAATAAAGGCAAGTATTTTTTCATTATTTCTGTTAAAGCTTGTTTAGCAGGCTTACTGTATTCCCTGGCTTCTTCATCAACATATTCTGCTATAAGCGCGTCTAATTCTTCTACCTGATTTTCTTGAATAATGTCACCAAAAATACCACTGTACTTAGCCAAATTAGAATTATATTCCATTACTAAAGGGTTAGTCATCATAGAAATAATATTTCTTGGGCTGACACCCGCCATCGTTAAAAATAATATAGTAGGTGTATTTTCTTTATCACCTTGCATTTCCGCAATCCATGGTGAATTCGCAGCATCTACATATCCGTTTATTAATTGAGAAAGCAAATCAGAAATTAATTTACCATCAACATTTTCAACCATCCCTAAAGACAACGCATTTTCTGAAAGAACTTCATTGCTTTCTAGTTTTAAAGTTTTACTTTGATATGACTCTACAATTTTTAAAGACTTAGACCAAATTGCTGGATTAGTTCGAGAATTAGATTCAACAGTTAAAATCTTTAAAGCATCAACAAATTGTTTTTGATCTTTTGCTGAAGTAGATTGAAGAGTTGCTTGAAAAGTTGTAAACACTGCATAAAATGTACTAGCAACAGCTGCTATACCCAAAGAGTCTAAAGCAACAGACATTTCTTGATGCTTTAATAAATTAAATCTATAGTCAAATATTTTAGTATTACCCCCTTGAGTTTTATCAAATGTTCTTTGAATTTTTTTACCAGCCTCTCTGGCCATATCTTCCCAGGCTTCAGTAGTATTAGGTGATACTAATCTTGACATGTTACTTGGATCTAAAACTCTTTCTTGTATTAGATCAATTAATCTATTTTCTAAACCTTTAGTAGTTCTACCTTGTAATTTTGCTTCTAGTTGAAACAATTTATTTTCAACTTCTTTTATTTTAAACTCAACTTCTTTTATAGGATCATTGTACCTTTTAAACTCTGCATCAACAGCCGCTCTTCGCTCTTCTTTACCAGAAATTTTAGTTTTGAAAAAATCACTAAGTACTTTTTCTAATTCCATTTCAGCTTCTGCTATATTTGCTTGGCCCTTTTCAATTTCTTCATTTAACAGTTGATGAAATTCTATTTTTTTACTAATACTATATTTGCCACTAGAATATACTTCTGTCTTTTGTTTATAAAGAACTTGTATACCATTTTGGTTTTTCTTTATTCTATCTATGTATTCTTGTGCTGCTTCATTAACATTACCTTTTTCTTTGAGATATTCAATGTATGAGTTTAAAAGCTCTTTTCTGTCTTCTTTAAGAACTTCTCTTTCTTCTTCTAGTTGTTCAATTGCTGTAAATATTACAACAGGATCTTCTTTTTGATTAGGAATATATTTAACCTCTTTAACTATACCGTATTTAGAAATAAAGTTTTTCATTAATGTAAACATAGCATCTACATCATAATCAGAACCTGTATTTACAACTACCTCTGCAGGCATTATAATTATTGGTCCTGCTGCTTCTGGCAAAAACTCAGCTACTCTTGTAGCAATAAAAGCATTAGATCCTTGAGATGGTATACGCACCCCAGGAATATCAATCATTTTACCATATTTTTCTAACCACACAGAATCTTTTATAGCTTTATTTAAGTTTGCTAACGAAGCCACCTCATCATAAATTTTTTCACCGGTTGCTGTATCTCTTGTAAAAACTTTTATTGGCTTATCATTATATTTTGTATTTAAAAGTTTTTTATATTCACCTTGCAAAGCAATCTTAATTTCCATTTCAGTAACAGTATATAAACCAGTTTTTGGATCTTCTATATACTTTCCATTTTCATCTACAGCGAAGTGAAATTTTAAACCACTTGTTCCATATTTTTCGTGATCTTCTTTTGTACCAGTTTTATAATCATATGATTCCCACATTGCAGAACTAACCTGAGTTAATTTTTCACCATTAGATTTAAGTCGTCTTAATTTTTTATCTACAAGAGTAGTAAGTAATTCTTCTATTTTTGAACCAATCAACGAAAAAGATAAATCATCAATTAAAGTACCGTCAGGCTTAGAAATATAACTTATTTCTTCAGGTAATAAATCATTATCTTTTAGTTGTGTTTTAATATATTCAACTAAAGCTTTTGAATCACCCTCATAAACAGTATCGCCATTAGCATTTTTTACTTCTTTCATTTGAATGTCTTCCAGTAAACTGCTTCTTAAAACAGCTTCCATTTCATCTAAAGTTTCAGTGAAATCTTGATACCACGCCCATTTTTTTGATTTTTCTCTTTTCTTTAGATTTGTAAGTTTTTCCCAATTTGATTTACGTTTAGGTGCATTGGGTTGAAAATCAAAAGGTACACCATTATCTAAAATACCATTTAACGCAATTTTTCTTAATTGAGTTGGTAAAGTAACATAACCTTTAAATCCTTCTTTAATAAATATTTGACTTTTAAGACTGTTTACATCAATTTCATTTATAGTCCATGGAACCGCTTTAGCTAAAAAATCATCATTTACTAATCTATCCTTTGCACTATAAAAATCATCTTCTATAGGAATAAATTTTTGCTTTTCTTCACTCCACTCCACCTTAGTTAATGTAGATAATTTAGATCCAGAATTCATAGTAACATATGCTAATCCTTGCTCCATCATAGATTCATGCAGCTCAACTAACTTAGGTGCATTTTTAATAACTTCAGGAACCAAAGGCATCAAAGAAAATTTATGAAAGGCTGAATTAGCAAAATCTAAACCAAGGCCTCTTAATAAAGATTGAGTTTCTGCATTTGTTACTGCACCAAATGTCTGAAATTTTCTAACAGGAAATGTAACTTTTCGATCTTCTGAATTTAAAGTTTCTTCATTTAACATTTTTTGGTAAACACGCTCTTGAGGATCAGACCATTCATCTATGGAAATATTCAATAATCTGTATGCATCAAATGAAATCCAACCTTGACCGTCAGCTTCTTCCATTGCGCTGTAATCTTCTACATCTAAATCTAAATTTTTATATTGATTTTTAAATACAGCATCACTTATTATTTCTTTCATGACACCTGTACGCAGTTTTCCAGTATATGTGTAATCACGAGTTACACCTTCTTTCTTATTATGTTTTTTAGAAAAGCCATCATTGTTAAAAGCTTCACTATTTATATACTGAAGCCATGCAGCATCCCTTCTTACAATTTTACCTGTAGAAATAAAACCAGCAATTCTTTTATGAAATGCTTCTTTTTCAATATCATATACAGAAGCATCTCCTAAAAAAGTTGCACTATAATCAGCATTAGATAAAAAATTATTAAAAATAAAAGAAGCATACATCTTAAATTTTATATCCTCTAAAGATTCTGTTTCAGACGTAGTATAAAAAGCAACCATGTTGTCTGAAAGAGGAATAGTTTCACCAAACTCTTTTATCATATTATCTGTCTTTCTTGCAAAGAAACCCATTAATTTTTTTTCAATTTCTTGAATTAAGTCATTTGATAATTTTGGACTATTGTTCCATTCATTTATAATTTCACTATTTGATAATAATTTTTTGCGTATGTTGGAATTTTTTGGAAAAACAGCATCAAACATATATAATTCAGTTCCTCTATTTAATTGTTTAACATCAATAGCAATATCAGGAACAGAACCATCTTTGATTTTTTGACCTAACTCCAAAGACCTATGAACTCGGTGGATATCATTTACAATGTGGCCTATAAATTTATCATATAAAATTCTACCTTTATATTCATCAGTAAGCATTTGATCAATTTCCGCCTTGTTAATTGTTAAATCATATTGAGTCCTTGTTTTAGATTCTCCTGGTGCTTTAATATCAGCATAAACTGTTAATGAAGTAGATTTTGCTTCAGAGCGCATTATTTCTTGACGATTGCTTAATGTTAAATAAAAATCACCAATTACTTTTGTATTCTGATCTGAACCTATTTGAGATTCACCTTTATCATTTTCTATCTGAGAAATGATTTGCATTTTATCTTGCTCATTTAGCCCTGAATATTCAATAGCCTGAATAGCTTTATTACCAGATAAGTTTTTTACATGTAATTTAATAGACACATCTCGCTTACCTCTAACCGATTTGTCATATTTAGAACCTAATCTAAACATGCTAGTTAACCAATTTGATGCTGCCACTTGCGAATTAAATTTAGGATTCAAATGTTCTAACCCAGGAGTTGAATATAAGTCTTCTATAGAGGTTGCTTTATTAATAGAGTTAACCATTAACAACAAACTAGAATTAAAAGACTTTTCACTTTGCAAATCGCCTTTAGCATTACGAGCAGAAAAGCTAGTAAATTCATCAGCATATTCATATTGCGTTTCTCTTAAAGCTTTTCTTACTCCAAAAATTTCAGGTTGTTCTTGAATTTTTCCAGAAGAATCTTTATACATAAATCCTTGAAATAATTGATTTAAATTACTTATGTATTGTCTGCTTGTATCTTTTTCCCATCGCTCATCAGCCTCATTCCAAAGAACTGCATTTAGCCTATTTGAAATATTATCAACTAAATATGCCATAATCGGAATATTAAAATTAGTTGATTCATTATACAGAATCTCCATAACAGCTGGATCAGAACTCATCTCAATACCAAAAGTTTTTAAAAATTCAATTGGTTCCGCTTCAGCTGAAACTTTTCTATTTTTAGTATATACTCCTGTGCCTTGTAGTTTTTTTGATTTAGCTATTTGTGGACCTTGCCCAGATATTTTTCCAAAGTAAGTTCCTTGGCTTGAATCTATCCAATCATCATAAACTTGTTGTAAATCTAATTTAGTAACTCCTTCTACTTGTTCAACATACTCATTCTCGTTTCTTAATAATTCAAAATTAAAATTAGAATTCCACTGTCTATCAATTATTAAATCTTCTGATTGAGCTTTTCCTACTTTAGATACAAGGTCAATTGTAGCTGTACCATCATCTTTTATCTTAATGTTATTTTGTAACATAAACTCTGCTAAAAGAACATCTGATTTATTTACTGATTGCCAGAAACTTGTCCACTGCTTATGTTCAAATGTAGTTAACTTATCAGCATGTTTAAGATCTGTTATATCCCCAAGCATATTAAAAATTTGAGCAATTTCTTTATCAGTTTTTGCTGCAATTTTTAATTTTTCTGACATCTCTTGAGCGTCTACGGTATTAGTTAAAAGTTTTGCTACTTTAGCTAAAGTGTTTCTAAAAGGAAGCAATCGCTGTACACCAATAGGATTTAACATAGGATCACCTTTACCCTGTTGAGTATAAGCCCTAACAGAAGATAACATGTTTATTGTAGCTTTAGACAAAGTTTTATCTAGCATTAATTCTTGACCACCTCTGCCCCACAAGACTTCCCAACTTTCTGTATCTTCTTCTAAATCGTCTAATGTTAATTTAGAAACACTTTCCGGCATACCTGATAAATCTAAAGAACTATAATTATTTAAAAATGTAGATAACAAAGTTGAATTTTCATCTTCATTTAAATACTTATTAAAATCTAAAGCTTCTCCAAAATTTTCTGATTTTAAGACTTTTTCTAAAAGTTCAGATTGATAATTTAAAGAAACGCTTTCTCCAGAATTTGAATCTATATTTTTTAATTTTTCTTTAATTAAATTCAACTCTTGTTCAAATCTGGATTTAATAAAATTCATTGCTAAAGCAAAAACTTTAGGATTGGTCTGTAACATGTATGTACCAGAACCTGTTCTTAACCTATTATTAAATAAATTTTCATGAGCCTTAGCGGCAGCATTGTAGATTTCAGTTCCTGGTATATTTTCAGCCATTAGCTGCAAAAACTTGACACTATTTTGTTTATCTTCTATACTTTCTGAAATATTTAAACCTCTTGTTGTAAACTCTGAAAGCAGTGATTGCATGCTTTCCATAACTAAACTAATCTCCTCTAAAGAAAAAACATCACCTGTTTCTGTTTTAATTTCTTCTGATTTCCATTTAGCTTCATTAGTTCTAGCAGTAAACATTTCAGATGTAAACTCTCCTTTATATAAAGAATTAAACAAAACATCCACTAATGCATTGCTTTTATTCAAAGCCTTTGCATCAGCATAAGTCATTCCTCCAAAAATGTTTTTAATTAGTGCAAGCAGCTTTTGAAAAAATGATTTAACTTTATTATTGCTAAATTTCATTTTTTTACCATCGCTTAATGAAAATTCTCTAAACTCTTCTGCTAAATATTCTTCTATCTCTAAATTTGTAGCAGAAGACCAGCTTATAGTTTTTAACTGACCGTTAACCGTTGTATTAAAAGTGCCAGTCCTGCTTCTTAATGAATCATAAATTTCTTTACGCTCTGATTCTGTAAGAATACCATCAAAAAAAGCATGAAACGCTTCATGGTAAATATCTGAATTAGAAGATCCTTGATATAAATTAATAGTATTACCTATAAAATTAGCAACAAAGTTTGGACCTAATTCACTAACACCATCTATAAAATTTAATTTAAGAATATCAAACAGCGGACTAGATTTAAACCACTCAAGAGCTGCTGCATTTTGTTTAGATGTAGCTTGCGTAGATTGATTTCTTTTTGAAATACTTCTAAATTTAACTTCTCCCTTTAAAGGTTGTATATCAGCTAAACTATCAACACCTTTTTCAAATTTTAAATAAGATCCCATTGCTACAATTTTGTTCTCTCCATTTAAAACAATATTTGTAAAACCTACGCTTGTAACTTGATCTCTTAATGTTTTTTTATTACCAGTTTTTATTACACCATTTTCTAATTTAACCGGCACTTTACTGCCGCCTAAAATAAAGTCGTCCATGCTTAAAGATCGCTCATCTGCAAAATTTCTAACCGTACCTTGACTTTCATAAATTTTACCATCTTTACCATAATATACTTCACCTAAATTAGTAACATCTTCAATAGATTTTTTAACAAACACCCCTTCTGTTATTAATTCAGGCTTTACTTCTTTAGCAAATCTTTTGTTTGCCCACTCGGTTAAACGTTCTAAGGTTAGTTCAGAAGCTTTAATTACTTCTGTTCCTAATGTAACAGTAGCTACTGTAGCCTCATCAACAGCGTTTGCTTTTCTTCCAGGTTCAAAAGCAAAAACATTTTGACGCTCCTGAATAAAATAACTTATAAACTTGAGGCGTGTGTTATTATTTATCTTAGATTTATAACCTTCCATTATTACATCTTCAGCTGTTATTAAATGATGCAATACTTCAAATTCCTCTTTAGTAAGTGATGATAATGCTTTAGGAAAAACTCTAAAAGCAGTGTTAGAATTCATAGGTTTTATTACAGGATAAAATTGTTTACCAGTTGTTTCTTTTCCTAAAGGAGCTTCTTCAGTATTTAAATTAATTACATCAGATAGATTTGTTGTATTATTTCTATTTAAAGCAATAAATCCTAAACTACTCTGTCCTATATTAATACTCATATAAACAGAATCTTTTGATTTAGCAGAAGATTCAATGTAGTTTATAAAATCAGAAATATCAGCTGATGCTTTTTTTAACGCTTCCTGCTTAGATAAACCTTTATCTTCATATTGCTCAGCAATTATTTTTTTTTGATTTGCTAAAGCTTCCGAATTTGTAGCAATACTAAATACCGGAAAATTACCATTAACATCTTCAACACCTTCAGAATTAAATTTTACTATTTCATTACTACTATTTACTAAAACTAATTTAATTGTACTATTATCTTTTGTACTTGTTGTGTCTGTAAATCCACTTTCTTTTTTTAAAGCCCCAAGAGTAGTTAATTTAAATTGATATAATTGAGAATTATTATTTTTAATAATATTCCTAGAAACCTTGAATTCAAATGCTTTATTAGGATCTTGAATGTTTTCAGCGTACCCAGTTTTTTCATTCCAAACAGCTTCTTGGTTATTTGTTCTAAATATTTGTTTTGATATAGCTACAAATCTTTCCTCAAAATTTTTGTCTGGTATTCTAACATCTTTATTACCCAACATCAACCCTAAACTTTTAATTAAATTTTCAAAAGGCTCCGAGGATTTTGCTTTAGAGCTATTGATAACCTCTGTCCCTAAGTCTTGAAAAAATTTAGAATCTTTATATTGTATTACCGGATTTTCTGATAAATGTTTTAAAACAATCTGAGGAACAATGCTCATGTGTTGCAAAACAATTTCTTTATTTTCGGCTTCGGTCAAATTAGTATTTGCAAAAGAGTCCGTAGTTAAATTAAATAAATCTGTCATTAAAACAGATGCACTTTTATTTTCTTTTAATAATTCTGGTAATTGCTTGTTAACATATGTACCAAATAATTTTAAACTATTTGGAGTAATACAAATTTTCATGCTATTTACATTTAGTTATTTCTGTTTTCAGATCTTCTAGTAACTGTTCATCAGATAAAGATTCAGCTTCTTTATTATACTTAGTGAAGTTACTTAAAATTTCAGAATAGGCTTCTTTAATATACTGAAATTCGGTGGCATTTGCAACAACGTCAATAACTTGACCATTAAAAATAGTACCTGGTAAAAGTTCTTCAGTCATAGCTGATAATAATTCTTGAGAGTTTAATGCCATAACATTTCCAACCATACCTGATTGAAATTCTTCTAACAAAACAACTTCTATTTTATTAGATTCTTCTCTATAATCGTTAATAATATATGCAGTTCCACTAATGTTGACTACAGCTCCTTTAAGATTTCCTGATTCAAATTGTGAATCTATTGATTTTTGAATTGCTGTTTTTTGTTTTGCTGTTGTTAACTTATTTAAAGCACTTGTGTAAGTATAAAAAGATTTTATAAAATTTAAATCCGATTGTTTTTCAGTATTAATTAATTTCCAAAGTAATTGTAATTGCTTTGGAACTGAATCTATTTTTAAAAGCTGTGCAGAAATAGATTCAGTAAATCCATATTCAGAAATATAATCTTCTGATTTTTCTTTAGCAGATAATTCTTCAGCATACTCCTCATTAAGCATTTCTTCAGCTAATAAATAATCTTGTTCTTTTGACAAAATTTCAGCTTCTATTATTGCTTTACCTTCTTGAGTTGTACTCCATTCCACCCATTGCATTAAAGCCGCTTGTTCTTCAGTCATCCCTGATAACTCCTCTTCTCTTTTACTAGCTTCATAACTACTTATATCGTTGTCAATCATTTCTGCTACAGCATCAGCTAATTGATTTGGAGTAAATATATCGGCTAGTAATGATTCAGCAATACCCATTCCCGGAACATTACTACCCGGATCTAATGCATTTCTAACAAACTCATTATCTTGCTCACCAAGACGCTCAGATAAGCCCTCTTCTATTTTTTCGCCTAATTCTGCAGAAGATCTATAGCTCATTTGTTTTTCAGGATTATTTGAAATCCAAGCCGAATATTGTTCTCTTAGTTTTTCTGTAAGAAAATAAGACGGGTTTAGTTTTTTTAAACCATCAGTATCAAAAAGCAAAAGTTGGGCCATTATTATAGCAGCTTTTGTTTCCATAGTGAATGCAATATTTTCAATATCTGCATTTTTAATAAGTCTTCTTGATGAGTCTTTAAAAGGCATTTCGACATCAGAACCAAATTTTTTCTTTGGTGTAGCTCTTAGTTCATAAAGACTTGTTGAATTTATTAATTGCTTAGAACTTAATTTTTTTAATGTGTACGCAATTCCTGATTCATTCAATAATCTATTTACTTTAATTACAACACTAGGATACAACCGTTGATTTTTTTCAAGCTGGGCTATTAACTTTTTAGCATTTTTTAAAGTTTCTAACTTAGTTTTTCCTATTAAAGTTTCTGGTAATAACTTAGAAATTTGATTAGGCTTAGTTGAAAATCTATAATTTCTCATTATATCCCTTACTCCTTCATTAAATTGATTTGAATCTAATAAAAATATTTCAGAATGATATTTAAGCATAAACTCCCGCATACCGTTGGGAATGTTTATTATTTTATCTTTTGTGTTAGCTATTTTCAGCTCATACTTTCCGGATGAACCTAAACGCTTAACATTATCTGCAATTAATTTTTCTTTTTTTAAACGCTCTTCTTTTTGTATTTTTTCTTCTGCTTCTCTTTGTATTCTTAACCTTCCTGTAATTACGTTTCTTATATCTAAAAAACTAAACGCAATAATACCTTCTTGATTTTTTATTTTTTCGGCAAACTTTTTAATTTCTTTGTCAGTTAATAAGTCAGCTCCTGGTAATTGTTTAATTTTTTCTTCAAGAGTTAACTTAGTTTTTTTACCTTTTTTTCTAAGTTTTTCTAAAGCCATATCCTCTTTACGTTTAGCTTTAGCTCTATCAATCTTTTCTTGATTTAGTTTAATATCTTTTGAACCTTCTTGCTCATCTTGATCTTTTATTCTATCTGCAGAATATTTAGAGGCAGCTTCTATATATAAAGGATTTCTTTGCATCATTTCCGCAATAGCATCAATATCTTTTTGCTCTAATGCAGTGATTGGTTTTCCATATAAATCAGCTATAGTATTTTGAAGTGCTTTAGGAAGTCTTGCAAAAGGTGTAAATGGAGTGATAATCTCATTTTTATTTCTATCAAATTCAGGAACATAATCTGTATTTTTTTCTAAGACCGGGGCGTTTTTTGTTACTTGTTCTGTTGCTAGTTTTTTTCTTTCTTCAGACAACTCAAGCACTTTAATTTTCAGCATTGATGTTTTAGTAGACAACCTTCGTTTTTCAATAAAAGTTCCTTTGCCTATTTTTAAATTGTCTTCATTAATTTTTATTTGAGCTCTTAAATTATCTATTTCATCTTGTATACTTTGAACCGTTCTAACATCACTATCTACCTCACTTTGTTTTAGAACTTCTTCTTCAACTTCTATTTCTTCTGTTTCAATTCTTGTTTGAATTTCTTCTCTGCCTAAAAACAGTTCTGCTTCTTGAGCCTTTAATAAAGAGTCTAAGCCTATAAATGTTTTACTATTATATTTATTCTTTTTTGGATCTTGTCCTTCAAATAATGCTTTAACAAACCATTCTGATCTTTGTCCGCTACCATCTGTTTTTAACCTAGTTCCAAAATAAAGCAATGGTGTCCATTCTCCAGCAGTATCTGCAGTTGTCCCTGTACCGGTAGATTTATACATTAAAAAACGTTTACCATTGGCAACAACATCAATAATTAATCTACCGTCTATTTCTAATCTAAGCGGTCCAAATTCCCAATTCATTTCATCTGATAAAACATCTATTTCATCAAGCTCTTTTCCTAAAGCAACTAGTTCATCAGTAGCTGCGTTTACAGATTCTTCATTTTCAAATTGAATGTCATCATTAATATAATCTTCCATTAACGTAGGTTGATCTCTGGCTTCATTCATTACAACAGTATTACCCCCTACATTTTCTTGAACTTCTCTAGTAACCGTTTTTGTTACTTTTATTTTTTCAGTTTTTGGGGCTTTCTTTTTTTCTTCAGTTTCTTCTAAAATGTAACCTAAATCTATAGCACCCCCTTTAGCACTATATTTAGCTAAATCGGCTATAGTTGTTTTAGTTGGTTTAAATTTGCTTACGTCTTTAGGTATTATTTTTAAAAACTTTGCTGTTTCTTTAATAAGCATTTTTGCAAACTCATAGATTCTTTTAAATAATCCGGGTTTTTCTTTTTCACTTATTTGATTAGCCATAGCTAATTCATAAACTCTACCTACTAACTCATGTTCAAATTGTCTACTTCCGATACTTTCCTCTGTACCATATTCTGCCTCAACATAATCTATTACAGATTGATCAGCTTTTGCTTCAGCAACTAAGGCTTTATATAATTCAGGATTTAGTTTTTCTGCATTAATTAAAAAAGGATGTAAAAATATTTCATGGAACGGAGTGTTTTCTTTTACACCTTCTGCAACAATATACGCAGTATTTGTTTTTTCATCATAAAAGCCATTAGGTATCCCTGATTCTTTAGAATAAAAAGGATTATTAATTTTATCTAAATAACTTTCTGCTTCTTCTTGATCTCTTAATATTTTAACATTAACATTCCATTTTGCACCTAACTCCGCACCTAATATTTTTAATTCAGCTTCCTTTTTATCTAAAGCTTCGGTTGCTTCGTCTGTTCTAAGTTTAATATTAATTTCAGAAATGTCATCTATTATTTCTTGATCAACTGCTTTAGCTGCTATATTAATAACTTTATTAACTAACTTATTTTCAAATTTTTCTTTTACAATAGCTTCGCCCCCTTCTTTGACTGTAGCCCATAAAGTTTTTTTAGTTGGTTGAATTGCGTCTTCTATTTTACTTAAAAAATATTGAAACCCTGAATCATTTAATGCTTCAGATAAAAATACATTTACCGAATTAAAAACAGGCATGTTTTCTACATCTTGCTCAGGATAAGTAGCAGCATAAACTTCTTTTGCTTGACGCATAGCATCTCTAGCTTGCAACCAAAGATCATCATTTTCAACTAATCCTTCCGAAATCTTGTTTTGTGTTAAAGCAGTAATTACAAGATTTTCAATAGAGTAAGCAGAATTACTGTAGTCTTCCCCAGCAAATCTTACATCAATAGTAATTACACCTTGTTCATTAACTTGAATAGGAAGAGTTTGATCTTCAACAAACCTTATAGTACCCTCCGCTTCCATAACTTTTAACATGACTTCCCTATCTATAGGTGTCATGTATTTATTATCTACATCTAATATTTTATTTATTAATGTTAAACCTTCTTTAGAAGTAATATCAATATTTTTGTCAATTTTAATATTGTATTGACGTAAAATACCTTTGACTGTACGTTTATCTTGTTTTAGTTTTCTGCCCTGACTTCCTTCTTTAAGTCCACTTTTTACAATATTTTTGCCAGTTAATCTTTTTATATACTTATCAATTATTTTCTCAGCTATTCTTGTCTGCTCAGAACTAGCAGCTTCATTATCTTCTAAATTAATAATCTCTTCAGGCATCACCCTATTTTGTAAAAGATCATCTAAATATTTCAAATCAAAAAACACACCTGCATCATACAACTCTTTTAACATTTGGTCAGAAGATTGCTTTTTAGAAAACTCAATTAAAGCGTTTTTAATATGCTCTTTTTTATTTTCTTCTAATCTACCTAACATTAATTTATGACTAGCCATAAAAGAACTAGATCCACTATTAGTCATTAATGTTTCAGCATATTCTGTATAAGCACCTTCTTGTTTTTCTAAAATTATATAATCAAAAATTAAGTCAAATGCTTTTTTGTTAACTTCTGTTTGAGCTTCTTTACTAGTTAATCTATTTTTACCAAAAGCCTCAACTACCTTTTGATAAACATCAAACATCCCATCATAAATTTCTTCTTCTGATTCAGTAGTACTTGCTTGATTTAATAATTCTGTAGTTTGAGTTAAAACTAATTTATAATTTTCTAAAGCCTGAAGACGTTGTTCACTAATTTTAGAATCTTGCAATAAAGCCCCTGTTAAATTTAGGTCTTTATTAGCTTCAACCTCTGCCCTTAAAGTTTGAATTGTTTGATCTAAGCTACCTACTTCCACTAAAGACTCTACAGAAAACTCAGAAACCAAAGGATTTTGATCTCTAATCACTTCTTTAATTTCTTTTAATCTTTTAGCTCTATCTAAAATTTTAGAATGATTAAATAAAAGCTCATCTTTTAATGATTCAAACGCAGAATATTCTATAAATTTTTCTAAATAGTTATCAGCTTTAGGATCTAATTCAGAAAGCGTTATATCGTTAATAAAATTTTGTTGGATTATTTTGTGTTTTTCAGATAAATTTCTTAATAATTCCGCATTGTCTAATAATTTTTTCCTAGACTCTCCTATGTTTTCTTCAGTTATATCTGTTCTAGCCATTAATTCGCTAAGCTCAGTTGCACCTAGTTCGGTTCCCATGTAGGTTAAATGATCAGACATTTGTTCAGCTAATCCAGCTTTAATAACTCGCCTTACACCATTTGTAAAACTTTCATTTTGAGCATTCTTAAATTCTTTTTTCTGCCCATTTTTAGCAGCTTCTAACATTTCTTCTTGAATCTCAGCTTGTCTGGCAATAGGCTTAGACCAAGAATCTATAAAATTTTTATTTTCATTAAAAAACTTAGTCAAAAATTCAGCTTCTTTTTCAAGCCTGTCCATTTCTGCTTTTTGAGTTTCTGCATATTTTGTTTTATTAGTAGCTTTCTCAAATGTACCTTGAGCAGAAATAAAACCACCTCCGTTAACAAAAGTGTTTATTTGTCCTGTAGCAAAACCTACAGGTGAAGCAAATACTCCCATAAATAAACCAGACATAAAAGTTTCTAATCCTTGATGGCTATTTTGTTTATTTACTGCCTCCATTAAATCATTCTTCAAATAATGCAGTAACCCTCCTTTAGCTTGAGTTCCTTGCACATTCCTTGAATGATAATTTTTAAATGATTCTGAAAGAATATCTTGCCCAAGTTCTTGAACACCTTCCATTGAACCACTTAATGTACCTTTTACAGATTTTTTAATTGTACCGCCAATAGTCCAATCTGATACTTTTCCTCGTATATATTCTCCAGCGCTTTTTTTAATAGCATTAACTGTAACTTTTTTAGTAAGAGGATCTCTTACTGCTTTAAACATGTTATTTGCAGAGTTACCAAACATTCGGCCAGTTCCTTTCATATGTTTAAACATATTATCAAAGGTCACAGCATTAGTCAAATAAATTAATCCAAAGTTTCCAGCATATACATTTTTATTTACTCGGTTTGCTTCAGCGTCTAATTTTTCTGTGTAAGACTTATCCATTAAAACACCTACATTTTTTTTTGTAGGATTACCATATTTATCTAAGTTGGTATAATCAAGATAGAAGTCATCATAATTCTTTTTTCTAAAGTCAGATTCTGCCATGTTGGCTTCTAATTCGCTTTCACTATGCGCCATGTATATTTTTCGCATATCTCTTACAACAGAACCTGCTCCTAATGCAGTAGCTTTTAATCCATTAAAATCTTTAACGCGATCTATATTTCTAATAAAATCCATGCTTTCGCCAATAGGATTTATAGCCTTACCAAAATTTTTAGCTCCTTTTCCAAAAGCTGCTTTTCTCCTACCCAACCAAGCTGTAACTTTATCTACGTCCATCATTTCTTCGGCAGCATTTATCATATTTTTACCTTTCCGGCCTTTGCTACCTTTACTAAGAAATTTAAAAGCTTGTGTACCTCCTATTTTACCAGCACCTCCTATTGCACCTAAACCTCCGGTAATAGCTGTAATGGCTAATTCTTCTGCAGCTATTCCTGCAATAATACCCATAGTGTATCCAGAAGATAACATTGTGTTAGACCAAAATCCAGTTTGTCCTCCTTTAGAAGAACTGTATTTAGCCATAACATCTTCAAATTCTATATAATTTTCATCATCGTGAAATGCTCCGAGGGCAAAAGTATCTTGAAAACCAATTTTTGTTAATTCCCACATTCCATCAAGTGCTCTATAAATATCATCTGAAGCCGTAGTGTTGTCATCATATAAAGCATCCATCCCACTTTTATATGTACCATCTGCTTGTTTAACACTACTTAAAAAAGGATCAAAACCAAGCTTTCCGTAAACTTCACTATCGTAAGTTAGGTACTTATCAACATTATGCTGCTTTGCACTAAAGCTTACATCAGCTCCCATTAAGAATTGCTGAGTTTGTACTAAATCACGTTGAACAGCTATATCAGACATAATTTGTTGATCCCGCTGTATTCTTAAATCTTGTTTATTTAATTTAGGAACATCTTCTATTTCTGCAGCAGGATCTATTTCATTAATAGAATTATTGTCATTAAGTAATGCTGACATTTCTGTATTGTCTAGTTCTTCTGCCATTTTATGGTTGTATTTCGTCCTTTTGTAAATTATCTAAAAACTCTCTAGCTCCTTCTTGAGCCGTTTCAAGGCTCATTGCGTTCATTGATCCAATTTGTATATTGTTAGTTTTTTCATTTCCCTCATCATCATAATAGGAATACCTTACATTATATACTCCACCAATATTTACCAATTCAGGAGTACCTTTAAATATATTGTTACCTTTCTGATCTTTTCTATTAGTTAATGGGAATTTACCATCTAAATTAAATACTTGTTGTACCCAATTAGTCCTAGAGTAAGTAAAGTTGTCTTCTTTTACTTCTTTAAGTTTTGTATCTTTTATATTTGCATATATGGTTGATTTGTCTGAAGGATTATAAAATTTATACATAGAGTGACCAGGTAAACTTGTATACTTTATATAAGTCATTTGAAGATTATCTAAATCTTTACCTTCTGCAAAAAATTTATCTAGTTTATCTCCTGATGTTTTCGAAGCTTCTCTAAACTCGTTCATACTCATGTTATGGGTATAGTCATTAACGACAGCAAAATTTTCTGACGCATTAGTCCACTTTCCTCCACCTGACATTATTCCCATAACTTTAGAAAAGTTATGCTGTTTACTTAAAAGATTTGGATCAGTAGGCGCTGTTCCAGTATTAACTAATGCTTTACTTTTAAAATCTATTGTCCCTTCTAAACCAATAGTAGTCATAGAATTTGAACTATTGTTTCCTAATCCGCCAAAAACTGCATTTTCTGTATATATGTTATCAAAGTTTAATTTATCATATTGAGCTTTATAAGACTTTGAAATTGTATTGTAAAGTTTTCTTAACTGTTCTTCTTTATCCGAAATACCGCTTTTCGTACCAACCATTGATCCACTAGCCCCTCGTGCATTAGCCATGTTTCTTTCATTTGCTTTTTTAAAATCACTATAGTTTTTTGCACCACCTGCGTCTAGTTGCATTTGCTCTAAAGCAGTTTCTGTTGTTACAGTTTTTTTATCTCCCCAACCAAAACCACCCCAAGTTCCTGTAACTTTTCTAGTTGTTGTATATTTTTCATTTGCTATTAAATTAAACCAATCTTCAAAAGAACGTTGCCTACCCTCATCAGTAAAAGCAGCGTCATATACAAACTCTTCTACATTTGCCAACGTTGATCTTTTACCACTAGGGCTAAGAATATTAGTTTTATTTGCCACTAAATTATCAAAAAATTTTGATATACCCCCGTTGTTCTTTTCTTTTGCAATTTGGAAAGCCTGCTTAGCAAGTCTTTCCATGTTTTCATCTAGCTGAGCGTCCCATTTATTTAACTCTTTTCCTACTAATAAATCATTTTGAAATTCAGCTGAAGTTTTATCTGATGAAGAAGGAAAATATTCTTGATCGTCATAAATTTTATATTTATTATCTATTGCATTTTCTAGCAACATTTTTTTTGTAGCATTATCTAGTTTATTATATCCGTTTAATATCATTTTAGCATTGCCTGACCACATCTCATTCTGATATTTAAATGTATTTGGGCCTATTCCTTTCAATCCATCAATAAGTATTCTTTTAACGTTTATATCTTTATCACCTATTGCATTTACAACATCATTTATCCAAGCATGAGCAGCATGTCTTTCATCTGCATTTTCGCTTTTTAATTTTGATAAACCCCGTTCTGTAAAACTATTAGATAGCTGATCTGCTGATTTATTATATTGCGTCATAGCCTTGGTTCTATTTGCATCTATTGACATTAAATCATCATATGCTGGATTATTATTTTTTCCTATCGCTTGCAACGCATCGTTGCTTCTTACGTCTTTATCATCTAAAGAAATAAGACCTTGATACTCTTTTGTAAATTGTTTCCCTGTTTGTATAGTCCATGATTTATCAATTTCATTATAAGTTACTCCGTAGTTATCAGCAACAATATTTCGTGGATCATGACGATAATTTGATTCTATTTTATTCCATTCTGTAAAAGAACCCTCTCTAGCCTTTCTTAAAGACCCTCCTTGCATTACCATGACAGGCTTGTTATTTTCATCCAATTCTGGATTTCCATCGGCATCAGTTTGAGCTACTGGTGTACCAAGAATTTCTGTAATTTTGGCATTGTAGTTATTTACTTGTTCTTGAGTAGTAAACCCTTTTGCTTTTTCTTTCGCCAATCCGTTAAATTCTTTTATAATAGCAGCTTCAGATTCCATAGCTTTATTCAACGGCTCCCAAGATTTAATTGATTGTGGATCTGTTTTACCAAATGCTTCTGGTGTTAAGTAACCTTGATCATAAGCTTTTTCTAAATAGCTTAAATCTGCTCCCATTTCTCCAAATGCTTTATCAAATCCGTAAAGAGATTCACCAGTAGGTTTATTTTTAGAAGGGCCTGTATTACCTAAGTCAATGTTAAACTCTTTTGAGTTATTAGATCCTAAGTCAATGTTAAACTCTTCTGAGTTATTAGTATTATTTTTTAAGTCAATATTAAAATCTTGCTGTTTGCCCATTTTATTTTATATTTTAATTACTTTGTAATTACAGATTCTAAAGATACAGTAGGACCAATATCTGGGTTTTCCACAACAGCCTTAATCTTTTTTGTTACTTTGTTTGCTAATTCAATTTTCTTTGCAGCATCACCATCAGTATACTCTGCTCCATAAAGTTTTTCTGTCAAATAATAAGTATACTTACTTCCAACATTGCTGCCATCTTTCATTTGGGAATGTAAATTTTCTTCTATTTGTTGTTTAGTCACTAATTCTGGATAAGGAATTTCATCAAAACTTGTTGTAATAGTTCCTTCTTTATTTGCAAACCAAAATTTACCGGCATAATCAACCTCTGCCTTTTTTCTTTTTGCAGCTTCATCTCTTTTTAAATTTTGATATATGGCATAGTTTTTTACGTCATTTTCAGTTGTCCCGTTTGCCCATCCTTTAACTCTTTTCATTGTAATAGCACCTGTAATTTTATTCTCTGCCCAAACATTACTAGTTAAAATATTCTGTACCTGCCCCTCTGCTGAATGTTTCCCCCCTGCTCCTAAATCTATTTCTAGTTGTTTCATAGAAACCATTTTAGCATTTCTTGCTGATTGAGCAGCTAAACTAGCACTACCTGCAGATATTTCTTCTCTTTCCATAGCAGCCGCATCTTTTTGTGCTTGAAGTTGCTTGTCATACTCAAATTTTTTGCTCATTTCACTTAGCGTGTTCTTATGGGTTACATCAATTTTAGCAAACTCATCAGCACTAAGTGTTTGTTCAGCATCTTTAAAAGCAAGTGTTCTAACAGCACCTGTAATATCTTTATTCATATAATCATAAGACCTTTGCGCATCTACGTTAGCAGCTAAAACATCATAGGATGCTTCAGGATCAATAGACTTGTTAGCTTTAATTAGAGAATCTGTGTACTCTTTAGCAGAAGCAGCTCCATTTTGTAATTGAATATATTCTTGAAGTTGTTGTCCTCTGTCACTATTGGCAGTAAATTCTTTGTTCTCAAAAGCTTTACGCTCATCTTTTACTTTTTGATCTAAAAGATCTAAATCAACATCTAAGGCTTTAGCTGAATTTTCTAATTGCTTAGATTGTTTTGATTTAAAATCTTCTAAAAATCCAAGTTTAGCTTCATCTAAATCTTTATATTCTCCTTTTTTTACTGCACTATGAGTCCAATCATTTCTTGATACATAAGCTTTAGTGTCATACATAGCTTTGTATTTAGGATCATTTGCAAAAGTTTCTTGAAATAGTGTAGTTAGCGGAGATGTAATTAAATCGCCATTTTTTGTTGTAATTATATAGCGTCCATTTTTAGACATTTTATCAACAGTAACATTTAGACCCGCAGCTTTAGCTAATTTAATAGCATCTTTCATCATATTAAATTGAGGAGCGTACTCTGCATTACTTATTGATAAAGCTTCATCAGCAGTAGCATTAGTAAATTCTTCACGTTTGTATGCCATGGCCCTATCTCCAATAGCCCAAGCTCCTCCTGTTTTTTCTGTATCAGTGCTGTTTTTTAATCCATCTCTTTTACTCATTTGCTGCTGGTAGTTCTTAGTCCAGACCATATCTTTTACAATACCTTTATTGGTATATATAGATTGGAATACATTAGCAGCAGCATCTACATTTTGCTGTAGAGAAAAGTCTAAACTTCCCATTCGTCTAATGTCTTGGTTAATCATTTGAAAAAACTCATTCCTAGCTTCTTGATTATCAGTACGAGTCATAGCAGAGTTTAATAATGATCCATATAACTCACTAACTTTTTTATGCCCTGCATCATACTTGTTTTGCAAGTTACCCAACATCTGAGCATCAAACTGTAAGTTAGGTTGCGTAGGTTGTATTTGAGTTACATAATCTTGCTGTCCTTGTAAATAAGTTGCCATATTGTAAATATATTAATTTATAATAACTAAAAAATAGTTACTATACAGTCCCTTGATTTAGAATATCCATTTCATCTAATTCATCAGGGTCGGTTACGTTGTCTTCTGTTTGTATCTTTTTTAAATCCCATTTTCCAGATTTAGATGCTTTAAATAATTCCATTGCAGCTGCATCAGATAATCCAGCACCTTTTTTGAAGTCAGTAAATTCTTCAGCTAGTGTTTTTGTATTAGTAGCTTTAGGCTCCATTGGTTTTTGATTAGTTGTATATATAAGACCTGTATATGGATCTTTCTTTTTCTGAGTAGTTTGCAAATTAAGATTATACAAATTAGATGCATTAGTAATCATTTGATTTTCCATCTGTACAATTTTATCTTTAGCTTTTCCTACAGAATTAGCAATGTTCTGTTTTAGCGTGTCTTGTTTTTCTTGCATGCTGTTTGCAGTAGAAGCATCAAGTTGAGCTTGTTTATTAGCTAAAGCTGTAGCTGTGTTTTGGTAATTATTAAAAATACCAACGTTTTTATCTGCATACTGACCTATTGTACCTGCCACATCTGCATAAGCTTTACCAGCAAAAGAAGAAGCAGCGGCCCCCATAGCTTGTGCGCTTTGAGCAGTCTGCATTCCTTGCATCATTTGATTTACTTGTTCATTCTTAGCAGCAATAGCCCGTTCTGGAGAAACATAAGCAACATCCGGAGTTTTAAGTTTAACTCTTTTTTCCCAAGGTTGTATTTGTGGTATTGACCATCTAGCATCTACTGCACGATTTAAAGAATTAATATCTTCTCTTCTATAGGCAAAAGGATTTTCTAATTCTTTATTAAATCCTAATCCTCTTGGAATAGTTTTAATTTCTGTTGATGAATCTTCTGGCTTTTTAGGTGTATCTTCTGGTATATCTTCGTCTGGCACATAATTTCCAAATGCAACTTCTTGTTTTTGACCAAACGCATCAAAATGCTCAAAACCTGATAGAGCATCATCTCCCATAGAAGGTCTATATCCAGATTTTGCTAATTGAGTTTCTATACCAGAAGTCACTTTGCCGTAATTCTTTTTATAGAAATTATCAGACATTAAATCTTCATCTTTTTCTGGAGCTTCCATACCTAACCAACCAGTAAATTCTTTTCTGTATTCTTTTGCTTTTGCCGGGTCTTTGTAATCTTCTTCTAATGCTTTAAAAGCATTTTCATCAGACATGCCTGCCCCTCGCATTTTTTCAAACTGGTATCTTTTTTCATAGTCCTTTGGAGTAAATCCAGCAACAAAAGCTCCCTTACCCGCAAATCCGCTAGTACTTTTCTGTAATATAATCTTGTATTTCCCAGTTCTAAACTTTTTTCCTGATTGATTAATTACTCTACTTAAAGTAATTTTATCTTTAAACGGAGCATCAAAGTTTCCTTTAATTTTTATTGTGCCGTTCCCTTTATTATATGTAATTGTTCCAGCTTTTATACCGTCTTCTATAACTCTATTTGCTTCAGCTTCGGCTGCAGCATTTTCAGGTGAAGCCGCTATCCAATCCGCTATAGGTCCTTTTTCTGTTTGTGTAGTTATTTTCTTTAACTCTGTAATTGAAGTTGCTTCACGGAACTCTCCTGCATGAGGTTCACCTTCTGGAATTTGATACCATTGCCCTATTTTATGTCTAGTACCTGGAACATGAATTTCAGCACCTTCCGGTAAATTATCTTTTGTTACATGGCCCCCACCTTTATACTTTCTTAGGGAAGGAAACTCATTGTGGTATTTAACAGAATCTACTAATATACCACCCATTGCTTTTTGTGCAGCTTCATTTGTTTTATTTGCCATTTCCTCATCCATACCAAACACTTGACTAGGATCAAGTTGTAATTTATCAAAAAATGGTTCTAAGCCATTAGGAACTTCACTCATTCCTTTCATTGATTCTTGCAATAACTTTAGAGCAGCTATTTTAAAAGAAGCATTATCCAAAGTCATTTCTGCTGATTGCTTAGATAATCTATCTGCACCTAAATCAATTAAAACCTCCTTAGCTTTGTTTACAGCAGGTATCCATTTTTTGGATATCTGAGCTAAAGTTTTTGGTTTCTTTCCGCTAATACCAAAGTATTCTAATAACGCAGGATCTTTAACAATTAACTTTTTGCTGTCTGAAAATATAAAGGATGTACCATTAGCTCCTTCCTCATCAGTTGGTAATGCTAAAGGTGTACCGCCTTTACTATGTTTTTTACCATTGATATTATACATTTCATAGATGTTATTTAAACCTCTACTCATGTTAGTTACAACCGTTTCTCCTTTCTCTGCTTCTACATTTGCCACTTTTTTATTTACAGGCAAAAGGGAATTATTAAGCTTTGATTGCTTTTGATTGTTTGGTAATCCTATAATTTTATACTGAGCCATAATTTTATTTTCTTGTTAGTACAAATCCTGCTTTTTCAAATTCTGCTAATTTTTCTGGAGATAAATCAACATCTCCACCTATTTGATAATACTGCCCGCCATACATCATCATTTGAGGTTGACCTCCAAAGGCAGAAAATGTTGTACCTACATTACTATTTACATTAAGATTTTGATTATTAAAATCTGTATTATTTCTTGCACCTTGTTGATTATCTAAACCTACTTGCAATTGATTAAAAGAATCCGCCCCTATTAAAGAGCTTTGAGCTCTCCGATCATTTATTCGTTGGGCTTCAGCATTTTCTCCGGCTTGATCAAAAAATGTAACAGCCTGTGCTGTATTCTTTAACGCTTGCCCCAAATCTCGTTTGTTGCCCCATTGCATTCCTTGTTCTGTTTCTACATCTACTGTACCAAAACCGTTTAAACCTTGTTTAGCCAAAGCTTCTTCCATAGAAAGTCTTCCTTGCAAATCCATACCGTTAACAGCTTGTGGAATAGAACCACCAAATGCTCTATTAATTAAATTAACTGCATTAGCTAAAGCTTGTGGTGATACACCGCCTCCATATGTCATTCCGCCAGCAGCTTCAATATCTCTTTGAAGCATTTCCTCTCGTGATAATTCAGGAAGAGGAGCAGGAACAGAAACAGGCGTTGTTGATGTTGTGGACTGTCCGTTCTTAATCCACGGTTCTGTAAAAGATTCTGCAGGAGGTTCATTTTGTGGATTTACTACTGGAGCTGGTTCATTTAAAAGTTCAATAGGTTCTTTATTTATACCTTCTATTTCAGCAGCATAATTTGGATTTTCTCCTATCGGCATACTTGCATTTGAATTTTGATTATTAGATTTACTAAAATAACCAGGACTTTTCATCCCTTTACCGTAGTTATCAAGCATCATTTTGTTTTCAAGCTCCGCTTTAGTTCCTGGGACATTACCTACTATAGTAGGTTCTCCAGGTGTACCAAAAGCCGGTTTTAATGGCATTCTTGTTATTCCAGGATCTGCAGGTGCTCCAGTTGTCATTCCTTTACCATAATTATCCAACATCATTTTTTCTTGAAGTTGTTCTGTCATTTGAACAGGACCTGTATAATCTTCAGCTGCACTAAAATCAGGAGTAGTTCTTTCTGGAAAAGGACTTCCGTCTTGTCCATATACAAAAGAATTAGCAGGGGACGCAGATGCACTATCAGTAGTTGCTAAAGGCGGTTGCTCAAAATATGGACTTCCTTCTACCGGTACAACATTACCGTCTGCATCAACTCCAGTTTCTTCAGCTAGTTTACCAGCAGCAATATCTTGATCTATACCATATTGTCTTTCTGCTTCTAAATTTATATCTTCTAAAGATGTTTTACCTTTTTTAATATCTCTAAGTTGTTTTTTTGATAAATTCTCTTCGGTCATTGGTTGAAAACCTTGTGAACCAGGATCTCCTGCGGCAGCTGCATTAGCTCGCATTTGTTCTAATTGAGTTTGGTTTAACGGATCTCCTGCGGCAGCTGCATTAGCTCGCATTTGTTCTAAACTAGAAGGAGCTTCTGTTCCGCCTCTATCACCTTTTAATACATCATAAGCCTCATTAGCGGAAACTTGATCTCTACCACGCTGCATTTTTCTGAACTGTCGTTTTTCATTTCTAGTCATGCTGTTTAGCATATCTTCTCTACTCATTGCTCCACTAGTACCAGGAGCTGTTCCTTCTTCAGATGCCCCACCTTCTTGAGTACCGTCTGTCAAACCAGTACCGTAATCAATATTGTACCTTACACCTCTTCTAGTAGGTTGTCTTCTTACAAATGGATTTAAGTTCTTTAAGAAAGTACCATCTTTTTCTACATATCTTTCTCCAGAACTTACTCTATACGGTGTACCGTCAGGACCAACTCCAGACATACCTTTCATTTGAGATAAAAAATCTGCACCAGACATACCACCTGGTAAATTGTTACCTCTAATTGTTGGGTTACTAAAAGTTCTACCAGTATTACCTAAAAACCTAGCCCATGGATTTGTACCACGTTGGAGTTCGTCCATCATAGTAAATTGTCTTGGATCTCTATATCCTACAGTCATATTATTCATGTAAGGGTTGTATCCAGAAAAACCTTGATAATTAACTCCTTGTTGATTAGGTACAATACCAGGAGTCTGTTGCCAGTTTGGATTTTGGGAACTATTTCCTTGCGCTTGGATTTTTTTAAAACCAGATTTTAAATTATCTATATATGCTTGTTGTTTTTCATTAAATGCTAAATCATCATCTGCTGCAGTTTCGCTATTAACATCACTACTTCCGGCAGTTCCTTCAAATTTAGGAAGACCTCCTAAACTTGCAGTAGGTAATCCAGCTTTTGCAAAAGGATCTCCTTTCATACTTTCATTAAGAGTAGCCATTGCTGTGTTTTGTTTAACAGCATTAACAAACATAGCAGCTCTATCAGAAACATAGTCTTCTGAACTAGCCGCAGGTGCAGTTAAATTACCACCCCATGCTTTTTTCATAAGCTTTCTAAACATATCACCACCGGCTTTCATTTTGTCCATAGGAACCATGTAAGTAGGTTGACCTTGAACATTCATATCTGTATAGCCTTTTGTTATCTCCAAATCTTTTTTATATTCTGCCCATTCTGCTGGAGTCATGCCTTCTTTTGCTGTTGCACCTATACGAGTTTGATGATTTCTTGCAGATTGTTCTGTAGGATCTCTTTCTATTCTTGCATCTTTTTGGCCAAATAGAGCTGACATTGTATAAGCAGGATTAAAAGCAGGAACAGGAGGTGTTACAGGAGAAGAAGGTACAGGTGGAGGTACAACCCTTTTTAGTGTTTTAGTAATTCCTTCCATTCCTCTATCTTCAGATTCTGACACTTCACTTCTTCGAAGTTTTAGTGATTTTAGATGGTTTGCAGATTCTACTTCATTATTTTCATTTAATAATTGCCCAGCCAAAGTTCCCATAGTATACCCTGCATCTTTTACTTTTTCTCCATGGTCCCCGCCATGCCACATCATTGGTGGCTGACCTTCTTGCTGTTGCATAGCTGCCATTTCCTCTGGAGATGGTTGACCTTGCGGTGGGCCTTGAGGAGCACCTTCTTGAGGAGGTCCTGCCTGCATGGCTTGTTCAATTGCCGCTTGAGCTTCTTGTTGTGGTAAACCCATTTCTACAAAAACTTGCATAATTGCTTCAGGTGGAACTTGTTGTCCTAATAACTCAGCAGCTACATCAGCAGGTTGTGCACCTTGCTGAATCATCTGCTCAACCATTTGCATTATTTGTTGCATAGCTTCATCTTGGCCGCCACCTTGTTGAGGAGCACCTTGTTGAGCTTGAGCAGCTGCTTGTTGCTCCATCATAGCCATTTCTTCTGGACTAATTTGACCACCATCTGCTTTTTTTATAATGTATTTTTTTCTTTGTTCCATGTTTAAAATTTAATATTCTTCTAGTATATAACCGTTTGATTTATATCTTTCTGCTTGTGTCTTACTCAAATCTCTAACTACTCCACCTTTTTCAAATCCTAGAAAAGGGCTATAACTAGTAGTTTTTAAAACTGGATTTTTTGGAGGATTAGCTTTATATTTAATTAATTCTTTAGATGCATTATATGTTCGCCTATTTAAAAACTGTTGAGCTTCTTCAGTATTTTTAAAGTTAGTATTGTATTTTTTATTAACAGCACTTACATCTTGAGTTTTTATAAAAGCATCAGCTTCTTGATTTAAAACTTTATAGTTTTTATTTAATTCGGTAAGCTTAACATCTGTGGTAACTTTTACTGGATCAAGAACTTTATCACCTGGTTTTCCAACAATTGCTGTTATTCCTTCACCAGATACATCATCTATAACAGCTCCAGGTTTAATTTGATTTGCGGGTACATCAACTACTTCATTAGGCTTTGCTAATACTCTATTTTTTTTTAGATTGTTAAAACTTGTTACCATTTCATCTGTACTACCAGAATAATCAAATGGAATTCTAGCTTCTACATTATGACTTCCATAATCTGAATTAATTTTACCCTTTCCTCTAAAAGTATATAAAGCATCATCACCAGAACTCATATTTTTTAAACCTACTCTTTGCCCTGTTCCTGCATTACCCATAATATCTGTATGACTACCTGTATAAAGAGCCTCTGTACTTGCCTCTGGAAATGCAGATGATGCAAAGTCATCACCTGTATAAACATTTCTATTAACAGTTAATTTCTTTTTTATACCATCTCTAACTGCTGCATCTAATAAATTAGGATTGTCAATTAAAGCTTGCTCATTTAAAGTTGGTGAAATTAGACCATCCTTTTTTAACTGTTGAATTTTAGTTAAAGCTGTTTCTTGAGTTGTAACTGCATTAGCTATGTCATCAGTACCTTCAAAAATTTTTGGGTTAATACCTGTAGCACCTTCAATTTGTTCATCCAAATACTGGTAAGGTTTAGTTAAATAAGTTTCATGTCCTTTTGGAGGATCCATGATGGTATGACTCTTTCTAAAAGTATTTGAAACATCAACTTGAGTTTTACCATCTCCCAAAGTATACATAGCCGGTTTATTGGCAATTTCCTCCGGCATAGCTTTTATTGTAGTTGATTTTTTAGGATAAAATATGCTTTTTCTAGGTATAATATATTCATTAGGATTAATTCTTTGAGCGTATATGCTCCCAGCTGAACCGTCTACTATAAACCCTTGTTCTTTTTTTAAGGCAACTACATCTTTATTTGTTGTTACATTTTTATTCTTATTCCAAAATGGTATTTTTACTTCATCAATAATCATGTCATCTCCTTGAAATATACCTGCTCTTGACTCGTTACCTTTTGCATACTGAGCTACTTCGTCTATATCATCTGTAAACCACTCGCCTTTTTTTTCTACTTTAGCTAATAATTCTTGTTCTTTGGCACTTGCTTTCTGTCCTGCTGAGTAATCTAAATTTTTCTTGCCAGACTCAGTTCTTACTCTATAAGCTTTTTTAGGCCACACAATTTTATCTACTTTCTCACCAGCTTTATTATAAACACTTTTTATATTTTTTACTTGAGATGCTCCAGCAGGAAGTACAACGGGAGAAGCCATTAATAAATCTAAACCTGCTGCACCAGCATTAGACCATGACGGATTTTTTATAAGTTCAGGTGCTGACTGTGTTGCTAATTTTGTAGCACCAGTAAGACCAGTTATTGCCATACCAACTGGAGTAAAAGATGCGGGTACAGAAAATGCAGTATTCATTTTTTTAGTAGTAGCAGGAATATTTTTATCTATTCTTGCTTTTTTATAATCAGCTTCTTGAGCAGGTGTCATATAGACTTGCTGACCTGCATAGTCTTGTGTATTTATATCTTGCCCAGATTCATTCTGAATTGTAAAAGAGGGGTTCCATTCATCTGCTTTATCTATACTTACTAACTTTCTATTAGATGTATAGTCATCCATTGCATTTTGTTTAGCAGCTTCTTTTTCATTATCTTGGAATATCTCATATTCTTTACTAGACATTCCTGCAGTTTCTTTTAAAGTTTTTTTAGTATCTAAAGCTTCTTTATCTGTAACTTTAGTTTGCTGTGACTTACCTAGCTTTACTAACTCACCAGTCTTAGGATTATACCCATAATTACCTGTAAGAAGTCTAGCTTTAATTTGATCATTATAAGCACTACTAATATCTACATCTGAACTCCAGTTCCAATCAGCAGTTCCATCTACTTTAGATTTATTATTCTTATATGTAATCAATTCATCATCTCCATTTTCTCCACCGTCTTTTAACTCTTTGAGTACATAACCTCCGGCCTCATATTGTTTAACTTCATTATCTGATAGAAGTTTTTCAATACTTGTAGAATTTTTTGTCCGTAATTTACGCTTACTCTGAGCCATAATTATATAATATACAAAAATTAATTCACTTATTGTAACTAAAAAATAGTTACCTAAACGAAGTCTGCTGGTTACTACGGGCTAGACTTACTAGTATTTCTACATTAGTGTTTTTGCTTCTTTTTAAAATAACCTTATTGTTATAATGCCTAAACTTTTTTCTTTGAAGCTGATCTTTATTGTAATTTAAATTAGCTTCATTCAAGTTGCGTATATAACCATTATCTTCTGTTTCCCAAATGTTTTCTTGCACACCTGTAAACTCACCCCTATCTTTTGTTATATCCCAAAACTGATTAAATCTATATTTCTGTTCTTCTTTAGAGAAGAGTATATCTATATAGTTCAGCTGTACTTTAGGATAGAGTAGTAATTCTTTAATATTGTTTTTAGGAGTTAAATGCAATTTTAATAAACCTGATACTTGTTCTGAGTTATAAAGTATAGCTTCATCAAATCCATGATCTAATACATGAAATCTATCAAAACAATTAGAAGTATCATATACATAACTTTCAATGTAGTATTCTATATTTCTAATTGTTCCTACATTGAACTTAGTATCCGTAGTAAACTCTACTTCAAATGGATATTCTACATCATAGTATTTACAAAAACTAGCACAGGTATTATTGTGTTTCCAGAAACTAGAACCTTTAGTTGTAAGGAATGTATTCTTTGCACCTAATGATAAATCAGGATGCCAATCGTGGAATGAAATAAACGTTTGCGTCTTTGGATCATAACTTAAAGTCCATGAGCAGTTATCAAAATAATCTGGATTACCTGCTTTAACTTCTAATACACTGTTTATTAAAAAGTTAGAACCCCCTATATACTCTACACTAACCGGTAGATTCTTTTTAAGTCGGTAGTCTTTCTTACAGAAATACACTAAGGAATACTCATTATCATATATAGTCTGACACCCTATACCAGATACCGGATTATCTAATACCTCAAACTCCGGAAAGTCTTTAAGTAACTGATAAGGTAAATACTGATTTAGCCAATACTTATTACTAGACATAGATATCTCTTTCATACCACCCGCATACTGAAATATCTTTCCTTGATTTAAGTTCATCCAAAACAAACCGGCAGGTGTATTAAGTACAGATAGTCTGCTTTGACAAGAACCGTACTCATAAGTTTTTTCTGAATTATTTAACTGTTGTAGTTTCCTAGCAAAGAGTTGACCATCACCAAGCGTCACAGCAGCCCCTCCCATTGTCTGTAATTGATCAACTCCCGGTAACATACCTGGAGCCTCATTCTCAAATAAAATCAACGCACCGGTCTTATTTATGGGCTTGACTGAGGAGATGTTACTATCATAATCAGCAAAATTATTCGGCAAAAATACAGTCCAAAAATCTTTTTTAATTAAACTCAAACCAGCAGCATTAGATCTCTGAGGTAAAGAATACAATAATCTTCTCGGAAACTTAGTATAACATGTTTCAGATTTCAAAGGATCATACTCCCTATCTTGTATAACTCCCCATGAAAACTTTTGACTTGCCATAAAACTATGACTCAGGCTTCTGTCATATCTGTAATAGTTATCTAGCTCTATAAAATCGGTTTTAAATAAAACTTTTAAATCAGATATTACTGGATAATGCTGTTGAGCTTCATCATCTAACCAATCCCTGCAGTCTACATTAAATTCAGATTCTACAAAGAAATCTCTTACTCCTGAATTAAACAGATACATATAAGCTTTCTTTAATAGAAAGAATCCATTAGTGCCATTTAATCTATCAAAGCAATGCTTATCAGAAGGAGTAACTATATCAGTAAAAAATGTGTTTATACTACCAGGGTTAGATACTAAATTTCCTAATGCGGCCATAACACTTTGAACAAATTCTGCAACATCAAATGGATCAGTATCCATCCAGAAAGCCGTCCAATTAAACATCTGTTCTTTAAAGTAATTAATTACAGCACCATCGTTTTGACCGTTAAGCCATCTTTGAAAATAAAGTAATGTATTTTTTTCAGAGTACTTACCTATGTAAGTATCACCTCCAAATAAAGTACCACTGTTTACGTTACCTATATCAGACACACAATTTGATGCAAGAACCATTCTAATAGTTTGGAGTTGACCATATTGATTTCGCATCCTTGACTTTAAAGCAACGTAGTGTGAAGAAGCTCTTCTGTTGTATAAATCAAATACTTTATTAGCAGGTAAAGTTGAAACACGAGGCGGTCTTGAATTATCAGCTAACGCCCCTGTTAAATCTTCTATATCTTCTGTAGTATCAAAAATAACACATTCATTACGTCCTCTGTTGTTTACAACAAAATTACTTTTAAAATTAACAACACCCCTTTCTAAATATCTAGAATCTCCTATTAAGCGTCTTCTGTTATTAGCATAAGGAGCAGCAAAATTTTCAAAATGACACAAACTTTGATATTGCAAAGTATGTTGTTGCCAACTACCTAAAGCTTGTATTAATTTAATTGTTGTATCTCCTCCTTCAGCAAAGTAACTTAAAAACATAGGATTACCCAATGCAGCAATTGCAGCTTTAAAAAATCCTGGAGAAGAATCTTGATCTGTATATTCTATTTCAATGCTTCCGGATGTTACTCCTGTAGATGGAATAGAGGCTGCTGTTAATCCAGCACCTTTAAGAGCTTGTTGTGCACTGACTGTTGTAGAAGCGTTACCTGAGTTTTGACCAGTAAGCCCATCGGCAAATCCTTGTAGACCAACTGTGTTTAAAGCAGCTGTTTCTGCTGCCGTTAAAGCTGCTCCCGCTGGAATTATGTTACCCGTAGATGTAGAAGTACCTGCAAAAATAGGATCGCTATCAATTGTATATCCTTTATATTTTACATTTCGCGTTCCATTCATTTGGGATATAGCATAACCTATACCAACAACAATGGCTGTAATCATAGTGATATCAGTTACAAACTTATGTCTAGGATGACCTTCCGGTTCTATGTAATATCCATTACTATCTCCAAAAACAGCTCCATATATTTTAATTTCATCATCAACTAGATAAGGTTTAGCAAAAGATGTATCTGGAGAGTGAAAAGTAAAATGTTTTTTACTGTAATCAGCATTAGGCGTATAGTTTATTAAACCGCCTGCTAATGGTTCAAAAGATGTAGGTTCTGTATTACTAGAAATAAATGGATCAGGTCTTAAATCATTATAAGGATAATTAGGATACAAAGCCTCACGATCCGTAACTAAATCAGGTGGAGTATATTTAAACATATTGTTTATCATACCTTTATACAAAACACTTTTGTTTCCGCCACGGCTTCCTCTTAATATTTCGTATCCAACAATATTAGTTATTACATTACCTTGGTTATCAACAGGAGGTTGAATGTTATCAAACCTAACACCCATGATTCTAATTTTTTCCCCACCGTCTACATAGTGATTTGTAATTGTATCATTACTGCCTCCTGAAGTTATTACGTTTTCTGGAAACTTATGATGTCTAATGGGTTGTCCACATAAATCAAATTGAGGCTGTCCAGGTATATCGGAGTTCCAAACAATAGGATTTTTATCATCATATAGTTCAGTTGATTCCCAATAACCCATTGTTCCTTCTGCTACAAGAACTCCACCATCTTCTAAAGTAGTATTAGGATTTGATGTTACTGTTGCTGTATTATATACTTCAAATACTTTAGGAGAATATGTTTCAATAATATTGTCTGTAGCTGGTGCATCCGCAACTTCACTTATTAAACCAGCATTTGCACCTGCGTCATTTGTTAAATACCAATCTGTTGCAGCTCTTCCGGGTACATGATATGCCCTACTTTTATCTCCTGTATTATAAACAAAACGAATAAAAAATGAATATACTTCATCTCGCATGTATCCTATATTAGTTCCTGCGTTTTTGTAGTATTCATTTTTATATTCAACGGATTGCCAAAAGGTTTGTATTTGGTTAGCTAAAGGTTGATAATTAAAATCAAATTTGTTTGTTGGACCAACTCGTAAAGCATACTCACCTACTGTAAAAATAGCTTCAGATGTATCCGGAACAGGAGTTATTAAAGGTAAATTTTCTAAGGGAACTACAGGAAAAGTTAAATCTATAAAATCAATTACTATTTTTTCTTGTCTTGTAGAATAAACACCCATCCGTCTAGCAACTGTTTTTTCAGCTTGAGTGTAAACTAATACTAATTCAAATTCATCAAAATTAATATCCATGTTTTTACATGTAATATCAATCGCGCTGTTTACATTGCTATGTGTAAACATGGATATGACATTAGAAGGTAGTGAATAATCTGTTACTCTTTGCCCATCTAATATATAAGCTGTATGAACTTGATAAGTGCCATTATCTAAACTACCTTGACTAGGACCTTGTTCTATTGTTATGCAAGGTGCTCCAATAAAAGATTCTAATCTTATTTTATCACAATCTAATTCATCTGTATCAGTGCATGTTGTACAACCGTTTACTGTAACACAGTTTTGAACCCAAGGTATATCTCCAATATCTAAAACTCTTGACACATTTCTGCCGTCATCCCAATAAACATTAAATGAACAATCAAAAGTTGGACGTAATATTCCTTTAATTAAATTGTCTGTATTAAAATTAAGACATTTATCATTTACAAGAACTTCATATTTGCAAGTACCTTCTGTAAACTTTCCTATTTCAGAATCAGTATTATTTGTTGAAAATATTACCCACTCATCTTTCTCAATATGTATTGCACCAATAATAGTATAAGTAGCTACTGTGCAATAAGTATTAGCAGGTTCAGTAGCAAGTTTTCCTAGATCACCTTTTCTTGTATTATTAATAGCATTCCTAGCATAAGTCCATGCTCTATCTGGTAAATGATAATCGTTAGTATCTGTTACTAAAGCTTGATCAAATGTATTATTAGTTTGAAATGAAGATCCTCTTCCTTGTGCCATTGTTTATTTAGTTTACTCAATTATAGCGACCTCCGCTTCTAAACATATTCCAATAATTATGGTATTGTGCTTTACGATTAACTTCCCAAATTTTTCTTAATTCATTAAAGTTTGGCGTATTTACTAAACTATAAGCATTATTACGAGATGACTTTAATCTTTGTTCAATTAATTGTACTTGATTAGGGTTTACTATTTCCCCATTCATTATCATATTTTCAAATACTCTTTGTTTAATTGCATACTCATAAAACTCATTTAGCATATCGTGATCAGGTACTAATAAATTACCTTCATCATCTTCCATGTTACCTTGATAGTTAATATAAATTTTACCAGTCTGAAAAGAAGGATATATAAATCCATTACGAATATATGCAGACTGTTTTGCTTGTGCAGTTTTATTAGGACAATCGGCATCTACAACATCGGGATTATCTATAATCCTAACATTATACATATCTTTCCAAGTCCTAGTGTGATATTTATAATTTTGTACAAGAACCATAAAGTCCCCTTTGCAATTTAAATGAACATCACCTACCGGTTTGCAATTACAGTTAGTGTATTTTAATCCGCATTCACCACAAGGTTTTTTAACAACCACTGGCTCACTTGTATAAGGCGCACATAAATCTACATCACTCCAATTTCCAGGATTATAAGTAGGGCCTACGCTTACATTTTCAACATGCGTACCAGAAATTAAAGGCTCTCTTACAGTATAACTGCCAAGAACAAAAGCAAAATTTAAAACATTAAAGTTATTAGGTAGTTTGGCTTTACCTTTTTCTACATCAAGGACTGCTTCTTTAGTTTTAAAAACACGCAACCCTAATTCATAGTTACATCTTTTAGCAACTTTAATAAACTCTTGAGGATTAATATAGTCTTGAAGATATAGTTTTTTAAAATCCGATTGTATCTCTGCTAATAGCTGCTCGTAAGTTCTATATTTTAATTCTGTATGTGACATATTACCTCATTATATTTTTTGAATCATCCCCTGTATCAGGTGGTATTTTACCAAGCGTCATTAGCTCTTGTTGAGTTAATTGTTCAATTTCAGTAAATAAATAATCAGGTGCAGTAAAGTTTCTATCTTGAGCTTTTTGACAACTCTCATCTTCTACATTACAAAATCCTTCTATAGTATCTTCAAACATACCTTCTATAGAAACAGCGTCCCAATCTATATTTGGAAAATACAAGTATCCGTTTTTATACCAATAGTATTTTGTTCGATTATATTTAAATGATGTGGACTTAGACATTGAAACATATACAGCAGATCTACATTGCTGCATAATATCTTGACCGTCAATAGATGCTATAGTTCTAAAAATAGGACCATCTGAATCTGTCATTAATTCAGGTAGTTTTTTTTCAGTTCTCATTATCTGACATCCAGATTTAATACCCGCACATCCAGCTTCAATTCTATCTACTTCTACTAACTCTACATAAGGTAATGTTTCAAATAAAGTATCTACTTGCATTATAGACTTTACTACATCATCTCTTTTCATTAAAGCTTTGGAGTGCTTTAGAAGCAAACTGTAAATAAATCGGTCAGTTAAAAAGGCATCTTCCGTTACTAACTTAAATACATTTCTAATCCGCGATATAGATTCTCTAATGGTTGTCATAATTACACTTTTATATCCACAGTTGAATTATACTTTGCACTTAAACACCTAGACCAATTTTTTCTAAAATATTTACTTGCCCTTCTTTTATATGCTTGCAAAGGATTGAATCCATATAACTTTGTATGTTTAACCATTGTTCTCAACGTCTTATTCATAAAAGTAATTCTCATCATATTGTTATCAGTATCCCAGTTTTTATGATATACTAACTTACCTTGTGCTTTAGATTTTGCATAATCTACAGGTTTCTTTTTAGATTTACCGGCATTGTTTATAAAGATGCATCCAATGTTTTCTGGAAGTAAAACACCATAAATATTATTCATGGTTTCATCTGCCATATTTTCATTAAATTTTCGCATAACTTTTATAATATCCGCTTTTGTTAAATTGTAACCCGGATATTTTTTATTAAAATCAGCTACTTCTTTGTAATTAATTACCTTACCTTTCTTTTCAGTTACCCTTGATTTATTCAAATCTACATTCATATAATATACAAATTAAAACCCTAAAATACAAATTATATATCAAAACAAAGCCCGAACTTAATCGGGCTTTATCCTAGTCAGTCACCAAGAAACCAACCTCTGCGACATTTTTTTATACTGGTTATTACGGTGGAGTTGCTACTCCTATCTCTTCTACTAATAATGATCCACTAACTAACCACGCTGCTGGCGGTTCTGCAACCGCAGTAGCATCTTTAGTTCTAAACATTAATGAAATTGTTTCACCTGGATCAAGCGTTACTACTTGTACTATTGTTTTACCTGGTGTAAATTGAATAGTTTGCATTCTTAAATCTAATGTAGATCCTTGATCATCTATTAGATTATGTACAGGTGTTCCTGAACCTATATTTTCATTACCAGCAGCTCCCCAAAATAAATTACTTCTCATAGAATAAATACCGTATGCTTGTTCTATTATTACTCCTCCAGTTTTAACAATTGCTGCATCAACCCATGAACCTACTTGTGTTTTATTACTTGATTGAATAATTTCGTGTTGATATGTTCCAAATACTTTATATTTTTTACTTTCAGAAGAAGGATTAGTATAGTTTAAAGTAGTATATCCGGTTGGCTGAAAATAAGTCAAAGATGCCCACGCTGGATCTACACTTATATCTAATTGAGAATTTATTGAATCGTGAAACAATTCTTTTGGTCTTCCTATAGTAAAAATAGTTTGGTTGCCAACAGTATTAGATTCTACAGTAAGATCATCTTCTGTAATTATATCAACACTAGATCCTGCACCGCCAGTTGATCCTGGGGGACCTTGAATACCTTGATCTCCTTTATCACCTTTAAAACCTCTTGGTCCTCTTAATTTTATGTTGTGACTTGCACAATTTTTATTACACTTATTACTCATATCTTATTTTTTTAAGGACACACTGGAACATTTAAACCTAATGCATTTAACGCAGCTACAACTATATTTCTATAATATAAACCATTTTGTGCAGGGAGTGTATCTAAATTAACATTATACTTGCTTCCATAATAATCCGCTAAATTATCATTAGGTTGATAAACTCCATTATTTACAAATGTAGCTTGCGATAATCCTTTAAATCCAGGGAATTGATTATTACCTGTAGAAACTCTAAATTGAGTACCTCTTATATCATAAGTTAATGTGCTTTGTTGATTTCTAGTATAAGTTACATCAGTATCAAATTGAGGCGCTCTTGATTGATTATCAAATGGTTGACCGCCACCATAACCATACACGTTTGATTCATCAGCAAAAGTTAAATTAATAACTTGAGTTACATTAGTATCTACTGTTCTTTGAAAATTTCTACCTTCTCCTAAACAACGAACAAATCTTTCATTGTAATTCCAAGCACCACCTACATCAAACATTTTATGTACTTTAACTCTTTCATTATATAATGCCAAATCATTATTATAAATAGGTAATAAACATTCTCTTAAAGACTGTGTAGAAGAATTAATCATTTGGTTTAATCCCAATAAAGTTGTATTCATAGAACCTGAATTATCAAACCATACATTAATTTCTGTAGTATTTGATATTAAGGGGGGTTGTGTTGTACCTGTACAAGGTATAGAGTCTATACATTGAGGAGTACCGTTACATTCATTTACAGTAGAACCATCGGGACATGACCAAGTTCCTGCAGAACCTGCAGCAGCTACATCAAATCCAATCAAACTGTTAGATGTAAATTCTAAGAAAGGTACTATATCGTTTTCATCATTACCGCATGCTGGTGATGTACCCGCTGAATCAGTTAAAACGTCTACAAATTTATCATAAGGGGATGCGTATGGTGCGTTAGGACCAAGACCAATATCACCCATATCATAAACTTCAAATCCTATAGAACCTGTTATTCCCCATAACTCCTGTCCTGAAAACTTAATTATGTTAGTACCTGCAGGTAAAGTTATTGGAAACACCCACCAGTTGTAATCATAATCTGTACCACTTACTGAGTTTCTTAATTTAACTTGGTCAACAAAGCCACTTCCTGAATCAATAGATAGTGTCATATCATCTCCAGTCATACCAAAAAGATATTGTTTTGGTGCAACTAACTCAATACAATATTCAAATGCTAACTCCGTTCCTTTAGGGTATCCCGTAGGCCAAATGCCAACTATATTTAATCTACCTTGGGTTTGATCTTGTATGCAAGTTCCAGAACCTACTCCCCATAATCTATTTTCTACAGGAGAAATTGCTAAAGGTACGGCAACACCTGTACCATTATTATCAATTAATTGAAATGGATCTACAATAACATTGCCTAATAATGGTAATGTATAAGCAGAAAGATCATTATAAAGTCTTAATCCATTTGATGTATATAGTCTATCTTGATGACCTTGTGCTAATGTAGCTGTAGTTCCTGTGTAAACAGCAGATTCTTGTTGAACACAGTCATTAGTTATATAATTAAATTCATATCCTGCCGGACACTCGCATGGGCAAACTAAATCGCACCAATTAGCACCATCGTAATATTTAATTATGCAATTATTTGGATCTATAATTTGCGGAGTATTGGTATAATCATAAATACTTATATTACAGTCACAAGGACTGATATAATTTGTACCATCAAAAAATAAATATTTATCATTAGCCATACTACGCTCCTCCGCTTGCACATGGCTGAATCCAAATGTCGCCAGGTTTTATTGATTCATTACCTACACCCGGAACTTGATTAAGTCCGTAACCTTGTATAGTACCATATTGAGCATTAAAATCAGATTGTGTAGGTTGAGCTACTTGTACAAAAACTGCTAAGCCTCTACCGCTATATCCTTGATCCCCTTGAACACCTTGATCGCCAGTAGCACCGGGAGCACCATCAATACCGTTTGTTCCATTTATACCAGGAGTGCCAGGTAAGCCTTGAGGTCCCGTTCCTCCTCCCACACCTGCGTTGCCTTGCGGTCCAGTTAAACCTATAGGTCCAGTAAGACCCGTAAGTCCTTGCAAACCTTGAGTACCTTGTGGTCCTTGTAAACCGGTATCTCCTTTTTCACCGGCATCTCCTTTATCTCCTTTAAAACCACGAGGCCCTCTCAGACCTTTTGGTAAAGCCTGGCAGTTTCCGTTACAACTGTTATCATTACAAACTTTACACATATTGTTTTATTTTGTGAATTTAGAATAAATGTGAGTAACTGTATCTGCTATATCATTAGGCGTACAAGTTAATACTATATATTGATTACTTGTCCAATCAATAGAAGTTGCTGCTATTGGACTTGATATACTCGCAGAATCAGTGTAATTAACTAAACCTATTGGCATAAATTTAGTATCTGTTGCTATATCTAAAACTACTAATCCTCTAGTTCCAGTACCACTAGCATTAGCATTAAAGCTAACACCATAATTTCCAAAATTTGCAAATGGAATAGGTGATCCTAAAAGGTCCGGAGTAGAATTAATATAAGCTTTCAGTCCTACAGAACCATTAACTGTGCTTTCTTTAGAGAACATCATTTCGTATCTCATTATGTCATTTTTTTCTAAAGAATTAGCCGGAATAAACATTGAACTTAATACTGACTCATCTGTAGTTGCAGTTACACTTCCAGGGAGAGTATTCTCAAAAGTTTTTTTAACTAGGAATTTACAGAAGTAATTAACTACGGCTTTAATTGCTAAAGATAAACTAGTATTAGTTTCTACAAGAACGTCAGCCCCACATTGTAATGGTTCATCTGTATAGATAATACATTTAGAATCTGTTATTTCTGTGCATGGTTGAGGACTTGGGCATATTGCTTCTTCGCAACCGCAAGCGCAAGAACACAGTCCTTCTGTTGTAGCTTGAGTATGATTATTAGTTTGACAAGATGTACACGACATTTTTTTTATTTTTAAGTATTATACACTGACATTGATGAAATTTGAACATTGCAATCAGCTCCTTCGCAGCTAACAACAAATCCTAATTTTAAAATAATGCCTAAAAGATTTAAGTAATCTGTAGCTGTTAAGGTTGTATGGTTTAATTCTAAATAATCCAAAACTATTCCTAAACCACTATAACCGCTATAGCTAGAGCTTTCAAAAGCCCCTGCATTTAATAATGTTTCTGGATTAAAGTACGCATCGGTTGCTGTAGATAAAGCAGCCCATCTTGCAATTTTATCATTAAAATCTGTATTGCAACATTTAACTATCGCTCCTCCAGATTTAGTTTCATATAATGCTTTTATTGTTTTCCAGGTTGATACACTTGCTTCATGTTCTAAGCAGCATATTTTTAACCAATTAGTAGTTGCTCTATCTAAAAAAGCAGTTATTTGCGTATCGTCAGAAATAAAGTATAATCCTGATTTACAATCTGGGCAACATATATCAGTAGAGTTAGTTACTGAAATACCGTTAATTAAAACACTGAAAAGTGCAGTATCTATAGTATGAGTAAAGGGCACAGCTGCTGGAGGAGTTCCTTGCTCAACTAAAGCTGTATAATTTGATACTACTTTAGCGTCCATGCAAGTTGTTCCAACAAGGGAGAACGCTTCTTTTACAGCATACAATAATGGATTTTCACATATTGTTGCTGCACAAGTGCATTTGCTATCTTTACATTTTTTACAACTCATTTTTTATATTTTAAAATACTCCGAAGTCTGGACAAGCTCCAGAACCTACATACTCAATAAATTTAGTAGAAGAGCATATAACCATATTGCAATCACAACAATAAACTACTATACCTTTAGTTAATAAAGCATCAATAAATGCTTCAGTAGTTCCACTAATATTATGTGTATTTTTTGTTAATTCTATTAAATTACATAAAGCTGTTTTACCAGCTAAAGTATTAGTTTCAACAACTCCTCCTATAATTAAACTAGCAGTAGTGTCAACTAACCCTGTTAATTCATTAAAACAACTACCAAAGTCAGTATCACAACAAGTTGGTATAACTCCACCTATTCTCATTGCATTTACATATGTAGTATAGTTTGTTACACTTAATTCAGTATTGATACAACAGTAATTAATTTTTGGATCATTAACTGCAGCTGTCCATCCTAAAGATGTTGCTATAGAAAGAAATGTTGTTAATGAAGACAGCGACCACATAGGATCAGCAGTGCAAGTAGGACAACATATGTTATCTCCTTTGCTAATTACTAAACCTGCATCTAATAAAGAATCTAAATTTGAATTAAAAGTAGTTCCTGTGTTAGCGGCTGATGTAGCTGCCATATTCCATAAATAAGTCAACGGATCTGTGCAAACATCTGGAGTAGTAACTACAACAGGACATTCAACAGGTTGAACTATTTCAATAGCATTATGCTGCGGTGTACATTTTTTTTTCATTTTATCCTCCTATTAATAGATCTATTTGTGCCTGCATTTGCGTTTGCTTTAATTGTAACTGAGCAATTGCATTATTCTGAGTTGTAATTAATAACTCTTGATCACATATTTTAACACCCAAAGCTGTAACATAATCAACTAAAGGTAATACTGTTCCATATTCAGATTGAAAACAAGACGCTGTTGTCAAATTAGGTAAATCTGCTGATTTAGTTTCTCCGTCAACTGTATTGTTTTTTAATGCACATACTTCTTCAATTAATAATTGTAATAATTCTACAAAATTACTTGGAGGACATTCTTTGTCAATCAAGCAAGATATGTCATAACTATTAACATCTAATAATTCAAACAGTGTGCAAATCTTTTTTGCTAATGCGTCAATAACTTCACTTACAGAATCTCCTGTACATAAATCAATGCAACATAAATCTGGACCTTGCCACACAACACAGTTACTTGTAGTTGTTGCACATCCTCTACTTTTGGTATTTGTTGGCTTTCCCATAGCTAATAATATACAAATTTTAAATTTAATTTCCTAATTCTAAGGACATGCGCCCTCTTGTTCTACAAAGGATAAACTGATGACATTTCCAGTTAAATCTTTTGCATAAATATCTATTCCGGTTTGACCAGTAATGCCACATACATCTACTTGATTTGTATGAGAAGAAGAAGCAAATTCTACATTTATTTCTCTTTCATAACAATCTTTAAAATATAAAACTCCTTGTACATTTACCGGCAATGTAATAGTATAAGTTTTGCATTGTGCAGGAACTGGAGGATTAGGACAACAATCTAATTTGTTTTCTGTCATATCCATTTTTAATATCTGATAAGCAATCATTGACCTCATAGAATCTGTGGGACAACAATGCTCAATACCAAATCTTAGTTCTAAGACTTCTTCATAAATTGAACTACCAAATTTACATAATATAGATTCCGCTTTGTTAGGATCCACGTTATTAACCTTAAACTCAGGATATATTGTTTTATGATTAGTAATAGGAACTACAGGTTCAGGTTTAGGTAAACAATCCTGACATGTATTTACACATTCAGTTATAATAAAAAAATCATCCCACTGAATTTCTTCAAATTCCTCAGGACATTCTGATTCAATTAATCTATAGCAACCTGTAACAACATTACCGTTTATATCTTTAATCGCTGTAAGAACAACTTCAATTAAACTATCAGGTGTATTGTCATTTTTAGATGTTCCGTTATATACAAATACCGCAGGTAAATTATTTATCTGTAGCATTTCTCCATTAGAGCAACACACCAATTGATAATTTTCTGCCATTTTCGTTATTTTTTAGGCTGACTAGCAGCTATTTGTTTATTTACTTGGTTTACACATGCTGTGCAACATAATTTTCCATTTGATGCATTAATCAAATGAGTTCCAGTACAAGTACATGTACCACAATTTGGACAACTTTGAGCCATATTAACAAATTTTACAAACGTATCTATCTAACAATTTTTTAGCATAGTTATATATAACCATTGCTTGATCACAATCTAAGCACCATTCTGCTTTAGCTTGTGCTGCTTCAATATAATTATTAATTGTCATTAAATAATTAAAATCATCTTTTATTTCAGGAACTGGTTCACAAGCCCCTAATTGCAAATCGCACAAATGTTGTTTTAATTGTGCTCTTATAGCAGTAACTCTTAAATGATTATATTCTACAAACATTTTATCATTTGGTGATAAAGAATATTTTATAGTATAAATACCATCTGGAATAGGATTAAATTCAGAATCACAATCTGCAGTCTGCAATTTTAAATCACATGCTGTTAAGTTTAATATAAAGTTTTGATTTATTACAGGTGTAGTTGTATCGTTAAATGTAACACAATCTTTATATCCCGGAACTAACACTTGAACCGTAGGACAAATGTAAGGCATAAGTGGATTATACACACTTGTATCTTCAATACGAAGAATACAATCGGTCATTATGTTTGGTATATTTAAACTTAAAGAATTAGTAGCCATAATAAAGTTTTAAAAAAAAATAGGGGACCGAGAAGCCCCAGTCCCCTATTTAGGAATTAGATAATACTGAAACTTATATTGCCTCTAGCACAATTGCTGTGTGACCATATGTTTCAAGTTCAACAACATCTGTCCCCAATGCTGCATCAACCCATGTCTGAACTAAAGTTTCTAATGCCGTGGCCGTAGCTGCTGTAGTATAGATGTTTAGTGAATATTGATCATTATCAAATACACCAGATGGATTGTTAAAACGTGGAACGCTATGTTGTAGAACATATCGTGTGTAAAACGCATTTCTTGGAACTGCTGCAAAATAATCATCTCCTTGAGTAATTTCGCGAATTCGCGTATCATTATTTGCAAAGTGATTTTGCAAGTAAGACTCATCAAGAATAACATCTCTTAATACAGTTTCACCAAAACCTTGTCCAACAAATCCAGCAGACTCTTCAAACGTACACAACGCTGAAAACTCACAAGGATCTCCAGTTAAATCAGTCAAAGAAAGATTCATTTGAACAATTTCTTTTTGGAAAAAGTCTGAAGTTTGGAAAGAACAGTTACCAAATGTAGTATCTACATATGCACCTGCAATACGAATACCTGCCATAGCTCCTGTAGTGTGACCTGTAGAAACGTAACTTGACCACAATTGCGTACCAGGATAACCTGCAGCAACTGCATCAGCAGCTGTATGAAATAATGGAACACCTGCTTCAGAATATACGATTGGCTTAATAAAATATTGCGCCCATACATCGTCAACAATTTGATTTGCCCAGTTAATCATAACTAAAGTAGAATCAACATTTCCTGGAACAACCGTTCCTGTAGGACAACATCCAGTATAAGCAGCAAAAGTTTTATATAAATCGTGATTTAAGAATCTTAATACGGGTGAACCCCAAAGGTCAACTCGTAAATTATAAGTTTCTCCACAAATAAAATCTACTGGTGTACATATTGCATTTTCATCATACTTTAATGTAGCTACTGTAATAACAGCATCTGTAGAAGGAGTCGCTACGCCTAAGTCAACTGGAGTAAGTGTATCACCAACTACATAACCTTGACCACAAGCAGCACCTAAAGTACAAACTGTAACTATACCACCTGCAACAGTAATATCAGCAAGAACGCTAGTTCCAGAACCTCCTGAAAGAACTACATCAGTATAAGTACCACTAGTATAACCTGCACCACCATTTGTAATAGTAAATGTTGCAGCACCATTAAGGTTCATGTTAGTGTTACCAATATGAGATACAGCTTGCTCTGGAGCAGCCGCAGTCATTTTAGACCACTTGCTAATATAACGAGGATTAATTTTTTTAGACTTGTTAGACTCTTTGTATCCACCATGGAAAGGTCCAATTTTGTCATTTAGCATAAGAGCAGATGCAGCCAAAATAAGAGGTCTACCATCTGTAACTTGTGCATCACCTACAACAACTGATTTGTAAGTTTTTGCATCAAAAAATCCATAGGTTCCTACACCCAACCCGTTAGGGGCAGCTGCATCACCTAATACTTCCGTACCCAAACCAGATGTAATCAAAAGACCATTATTAACGGCTTTTTGAGCACCAGTCCCACCTTGAGTAGGCTTTGTTCCGACAAATGATTTGCGGAAACTGTGTGAAAAATAACTCATTTTTTTAATTGCCTCCTACTTTACTCAGAGGACTTTTTAATTTATAAACAATATATATAATATAGTAATTATCTATTACAATTACAAATTATAAAGATTATTATTTTTTAGGCTTAGTATGGCTATAACCTTTTGCTTTTAAAGATAAATGTTCTTTTAAAGTTTTAGCGTTTTCTATTTTTTTGCCTTTATACATTTTGTGCTGCTTATATTTTTTTACGGCCATGTTTAATTTTTTCTAGATTTTGCTCCTGAACATTTCCATCTTTTACGAGACAAATTATTAGGAGTATTAGGATCGTTTCTTTTTTTCTTAGATACTCTTTTTTTAATACCTAAACTTCTAGCACAATAACTATCACCTTTAGATGTCCCTGGTTTTACTCTTGGTCCACCTTTTTTAGCTTTACCTGCTTGGCCATAGCTAACTTTTTTACCACTTGCTGTAATTTTTACTTTAGCTTTTCCTTTTCGTGGTGTTGCCATTATTGTTTCTTTTTAGGTAATGATTTTATTTTACCGTTGTCCGTTCTTGCGTATCTGTGTGTTTTGGTTTCTTTACTTGGAATTAATGTACCACTGTATGTTTTACCACCAAACTTCCAACTTACTTTTTTAGACATTATTTTTTTTTCTTAGGAGTTTTAGGTTTTTTCATATTACGACCTATATTCATTCCAGCTGAAAAAGATTTTTTCATTTTAGCTGCACATTTTGATTTAACTTTTTTAGTTGCCATAATTAATTATTTGTTTCTACAGATTTATCTGCAAGCTGAACAGCGGTCATATCTTCAAGATCACCCGCTAATATTTTAACACATTCATCTATAAATAATTCAACAAGGTCATCTTTAAATTCGGAAATAACATCTTCTGTAGATATTAATCCTGTGTAAGGATCAGAAACTCCTTTGATTTGAATTCTAGTAGGTTGTTTGTAATATGTAAGTTGTGCATCTACAATATCAAATTCACCGTTGGTATAAATCTTTGTTTTATTACCATTAATAGTAGCAAACGTTTCACCCCAAGAAAAATTAGGCTGTTTAGCGTAATCCCTAAGCAGTTCATCTACATCAGCTTCTTGAGCCAAATAAATAACTAAAGATCTTTTTTCACAACATCCGTCTGTTGCTTTAGCAGAAAGCCTTTTCCATTCAAAATAATTATCTGGCAAAGTTGGAGATTGATAATATAAATCTTTTTTAACCATATTTAATTTACTATCTACCAATAGAATTTGTAAATCATCTATACGCCTTTTACTGGCTTCATCTCCGGTTTGTTTGTTATTAGTACCTGCTAAATTACGCCTGCACCAATCTACCTGACCTTTGTTAAAAGCCTCAATAACTTGCCATGATTCAATATTATCATAGTCATTGCTTGCAAGCTTGTTAATACGTTGCTTAACTTTTATTAAGATTGCTTCATTAGTCATTATAAAGATTTAATAAATGCCTTAGTTATATCTTTTGTAATTATTCTGTTACCAGATTTTACTTTTACAAATTCCGGCATTCTTTCAGCCACTTGTAGTTCTTCTTTAGCTTTGGCTATTGCTTCCTTATCTTCTTCTTTCTCAGCAGCTTTTAAATCTGCCTGAGCTCTGGATATCGCATCCGCTCTTTCTCTATTTTCTATTTCGCCAAATAAAACACTGTTTGTTAATTTAAAAAAAGAACTAACATCTATATGAGCAGGTGTTTTATAATCAGTATTAATAAATGTTCCTGTTAAAACATAAATATCTAAATTGTCTTGATACATTTCAGCTAACTCAGGTTGAGCAAAATAATTAAATGATTTACTTTTGATTGATAAACCATTTCTCTCATTAATGGTCTCTACAAATAAATCAGTAGCAAATTTCATTTGTTCATCATAAGATGTTATATTTATAAGCTCCTCTTGATTCCTAAAAAGAATAGCGCACAAAACCCAAAATTGATAATTATTTGCAAATTCAATATTATTTGAATCTGGCATTTTGATTTCTTCTGTTGTACGCACCCAATTTATTGCCGCTGCCGTTGCTCCACAAGTATTATCCGTTTTTTCATTTACTTTTCCTTTTCTTACTACACGGCCTACAGCCCCTCTTGATGAAATTCCAATATGCGGTGTTTGAATGATAAGTAAAGCACTTTTTTTCTCAGTAGTAAAACTATGACTTACAAATGCTTGCATTCCCAAATAACCTGTTTGAGGTGTCCCAGCTAAACTTCTATCTTGAAAAGAACCTGCAAATTCTGAAATTCTTTCAGGAGTCTGACCAATGTTTTTAAGATTTGAAAACACAGGAGAATTAATATCATCTGAACATTTTACCTCCATGGTTAAAACATTTTCAGCAAAATAACCATCTGCCTTGATCCATTCTATTAAGCCATTAGCAAAATTACTAGCTACTATTGCCCTAGGATATGTTTTTCTAATAACTGTTGTGTATGCGCTATTTACAGATCCTGCCGGATTAGAAATAACTGAACTATTTTGTTCTACACCTGCTACGATTAAAGCATAGTTTCCATTTTTTGGTTTTGTTGCACTGTATACTACACTACCAGGAATAAAGTTTCCTGATGCATCTCTGTTAATATACGCTTTTAATTTTGCCATTGTTTTATTGTTTAAAAATTATTTACTCCATGTTTGTTCAACTTTTGCCATTAATATATCTAATATATCATCATTGGCTGGGTTTTTAAGATATTCTAAAACATCTGATACATTTCTACCAAGCATTACATTTTGACTTGCTTCATGTAACATTCCATCAGGTTTAGTAATTATAAATTTGTAGAATGCAGCATCTTTAATTATTGCTTTGATTTTTAAATCTTCAATACTATACGATGCATGTTCTGTAAATGTATTAGCACATCTTTTTTTATTATTATCGTATCCTAAACCATTAATGTAAATATCCATATCATTATAAATTACATCTGCTAAAGTTCTATTAGAGTATTGAACTCCTTTAGCATTTAAATTTTTAGCAATATAGAATAACTTTCTAGGTTCTTCTTCAGATAATTCTTGCATAAGGGCGAGAGCCTTATTTCGTAATTTAGTTACACCTGTTTGTGATGATATAGAATCAACTTGTCTATCTAAATACCATTTTTGTTTTGTTCGCTTAGCTTCTTCAAAACTACTAGCCACTAAAGAAAATCCGCCATTTTCAATTCCATGAAGCAATATTAAATGGTCTAAATTATTTTTTGGATCTAATTGTTGTATGTCGTTACCTAGCTTTAGGAAAACTTTTCCCCAAACTTTACTATTATCAGGATTAAACATTTCAACCTTGGACCAAAAATCTTCATCTTCTGGTTTAATATGATTAAATGCTCTTTCTCTTTCAAGAGTAGCAATTGTTTCTCTTATACTTTTAATTTTAGATGCTTTTTTTTCTTCATCTTGTATTTGCTTAATTTCTGGAGCAAACTCATTTAATCCATTTAAGTATCTTGTTTTTCCGTTAACTTCTACGGCTGCTAAAGTTTCTATTTGAAAAGTGTTAGGAAACACAACATAATTGTATTTTTCTAAACCCATGTTTTCTGAATTAGGATCTGTATAAGGCTTAATGCTTATTTTTCCTACAGATATAGGCTTTTGTTCAACTTCAACTTTTATTACTTTTGTTTTCACGCTTTTTTTCATTGTTTTGGTGGTTTGTTTGGTTTAATACTGACTAGTATATAATTTAATAAAATTTTAGGACAAAGCTGCTATTAGCTCGTCAATTTTTGACTCAATTTCATCAAGTCTTAATTCAACTTCGTTTCTTAAAGTGGTAATAGTAGTTCCAGTTAATTCTTCTGTTATTCCTATTTTAGCAACACCTGAACAACTTTCTCTGATTAATCTGATTGCTTCATTAACATGAGCAATTTTTGCAGGAGCTGCTTCATCATAAGGAGATCTTTCTAAAATTGGATCTGGAGAATTAGTAATTTGAACTCTTTTATCTAATGCCATAATTAAAAATTTAAAAAAAAGGGCCGGTTTCCCAGCCCTTCTTCTGATAATAAATATTATAGTGATCCGCCTGTAATTGGGTTTCTCATTACAATTTTAAGAACTTTAGTGGGATCCTCTACTTTGATAGCAGGCATAGCTTGCGTCATGTAGATTTGGTATCCGTTAAAGTTTCCGGAAGATGCAAAACCTTGCGTTCTTCCCATATAGTCCATAGAACCATTAACATATCTCCAAACTAAATCTTTGTTCCAAGCACATTTCAATAATTTAATATTGTCTTGTCCTGTTTCAGTAACATCAAAAATGATGAAAGAATAAGAAGACAATCTAAATCCATCAATGATTGGATTTTCAATCTCGTTGTTTTGAAGATTATCAAATGCTGGGTTAAGAACAAACTTAACATTTGCTAAGAAAGGAATTGTATAAGATGTGAAAGAGAATCCATAATGTAGATCCATTCCACCACCTTTAATCATATCCAATTCAGCTGCATCAACATAAAGTCCTGCTGAAAAAGCATCTTTTTTGATAGCTTCGTTAATCATTCTCATTCCGCCCATTCCTGTTTGAACAATAAGTTCACGTTGTGGATCTGGACCTTGGAAATCAACTTTCCCATTAAAGAAGTTAAAAATCTCAGAACGGAAAATGTCTAATGAAAAGTCTGGCTTGTTGTATACATGCTTGTAAGATAAGTCAAGTTGTTTCCAAAGACCAACAGATAAACGAAGATCATCTGGCCCGTCTTGCTTAATTCTACCACCTTTACCCCACATAAGGTAAGTTTCGATATCATAAGCAATTTTAGAAAGGTGAGCCGCTTCCATTTTAGTAATGAAAGAACGAACTAAGTTACCATTATCTAAAGACTTTTTAACATAACCTTGTCCTTTAGCAGCAACCATTCCTTCTAAAGAATTGATAGATGGATCCATTGTAGTATCAAAGTTTTTCCAAATCTCAGTTACTGGAACTGAACCATCTGCTTTCATACCACCTTTTTCCATCAATTTAACTCTTGAAGAAACAGTATAGTGAACGTGTGCATCTGCATTACCAACATAGTTATAGAACTCACGACTTGTGTGATCCATAGATAGGTCAGAATATCTTTCTCCATATTCTCCTCTAGCAGAACCTACTCTAAAGTAGTAAGTATTGTTAGTTAAGAATCTGTTATCAAATACTCCGTCCGAATCATTATTCGGCATTTGAACAGTATAGATAAATCCATCACCCATATCAAGAATATCCTCATCAGTAACGTAAAGTTCTTTACCATTGAATTTATCATAAGTAATGATATCTCCATGACCAAAAACTCTTTTGTTCATTTTAATTTGAAAAGGTGTACCGTCAATACCTTTAGCAGTATTAGATGGATCAAGGTCTTCCATAATAAAAGGAAGCTCTTCCGATACAGGTGTTGTCCATTTGTATTCACCTCTTGGGTGATCTACTTCAATTACATTTCTTCCCTGAAATGATGACATTTGATAAAGAGGCATCTCAACCTTTTTAACTTGTGCCCATAATTCTACTGGACCCAAATCGTCTGGTTTAGCATCTTTTAATAAATTCATCAAGTGGTAAGAATCCACATGCGATGACGCTGTGTAGTTGTTGTCCCGAAGGAACATACCATTGTTTAAAACTGGTGTACTCATTGTTATTTTGTTTTTGTTTGTTTACTGATTTTGTTTTGCAAAAGCATTTATTGCTTTCTGTTTTGCAGAAGGAGAAAGGTCAATGGAGTTTATTTTCTTTCTTTGCTCCGGTGTTAAATCCTGCATTGTATATTTATTAGTAATGGTCTTGTTCATTTTATCTCCAGGACCTTCTATCATGGAACCGCCATTCTCCATTTTTCTTTTTGGATTTGCCTTATATTGCATATTATTTATTTTTTGTTATCTGGAGAACAAACCTTTACCGCCTCTTTGTATTGTTGGCTTTGGTTTTGTTCTTTTTCCAGAAGATTGTTTTTCCCCTATTCCTGTAGAAGATGTTATTTTACCTCCTTCGCTAGTTCTTAATTTTCTAGCTGTATTTACTACTTCTTCATTTTGACCTATTCTTTTAACAGAATTTCTATAATCATCCGGATCTGCTAATAGCCAAAGTGCTTCTGCAACTAAAGACGGATTAGCATTTTGACCAAATTGATGTTGTTCTAATAAATAACCTAAAGCATTTGTGTTATTACCTTTAGAGTCTTGATACTTTGATGAATCAGTTAATCCATAAAATAACATTGTCTGTATTTTGTTATTTAATGGAATACCATTTAGATCTTTTTGATTCAAAGCATTATAAACATTGTTTTGATAATGCTTTTGTGCTTCTTGTTTTCTCACTTTTAATTGTTCTTGCTGTGCAAGTCTTTGTTCAATTACCTGAGCTTGTTTAGCATCTAACTTTGGTTTGTAACGAATAGAGTATTTTTCTAAATCTCCTCTATCTTTAAGTACATTAATCTCATCCTCTATTTCTTCAGCAGTACCATAGTTTGTCACATTTAAATATTGTCTAGCAATAATTTCTTGATCTTCTTCTTTAGTAACATCTAAATCAAAAGTTTCTTGTGCTTTAGATAATTGCTGAAAAACAGATTTTGTATCATTTCCTCCGTTTAAAGCATAGTGAACAACAGCTTGAACTTCTTCTGGTAATTGTTTAAATAATTCAACAGGAGCGTTTTCTGCAGTATCAGCTAACTTTTGTTCAATGTTTGCTTGAATCAATTCTTCAAAATCATCAACTGTATAGTGCTCTAGTTTTTTGCCGTCATCAAAAGGTTGTATAACACCTTTTTCTACTAACCTACTTGCAGCTTCAATCATTGCGTCTTTTGATAAATAAGGTCGGCCTCCTTTATTTTTAAGAGAGTCATCCTCTTCCTCGTTGAAAGCAGCATCAACTAAAGCCTCTACAACCTTTGTTTGAGTTTCTTTATCTTCAATTGGTTTATCTTCCGGGATTTCATCTAAGAAACCTATGTCAATTTTTCCATTATCCAATACTGAGTTTTTTTCATTTTTATCTGCAGTCATTGCAACAGAAGCAGATGGTATACCTAATAACTCATCAATATTTTCAAATTCCATTTCTTCTACCGTTGTAGAAGATTCTATATTATCATTTGATTTTTCTTCAGTAGTTTCTTCTACTGGCTTGTTGTCATCGCTCATTTTTGGTTGTTTTGGTTTCTACTGACTATATTTAATATAAGGTTTTTTAGCTTAACTAAATAAAAAATATTTAACTTTTTTAAAATAAAAACCATTCTATAGTTATAATATATATTATTTTTTTCCTTTAGGTTTTTTAGAATCGTGAACTGTTTTATTTTCACGAGCTATTGCTAAATCAATTTGTTTATTTTGCTTTTGAGTATTTAACTTTTCTTGCTCAAGATTTAATTTAGCATCATTAAAATCAGTTTTATTAGATTCTTTTTGCTCATTAAACTTCATTGTTTGCTTATATTGCTCAGTTTGCTTAACATTTTTCAGAACATCTTGGAAATCTGAAACTTTGTTTTGATTAATATCTTGCATTGCACCATAACCGGCTGCTTTAATTTCAGCTTCAAGTAATCTAGCTCTACGGTCTTTTTCTTTTTCCATAGATTCATGATCTCTTG